CTGGGGTGCCTGAGGGTGCCGCGGAGGACTCACTTCTGTACTCCCTGTTCATGCGGGGTCAGGATGAGACCAAGCAGTCGTGGTGGTCGATTCGAATGCCCTCCTGGACTAACACGGTAGTCTTCCCGGGGGGTAGAAACGATCCGGAGATTCTCGAGGCCAAGGACGACTTGACCGATGATGAGTTCAAGCGCCAATACGGCGCTGAGTTCGTCGAGCGGGTCGGCCGAGTCATGGCCGAGTGGGACAGCGAGATCCACATCAAGGATCTTGAGTATAATCGTCGCTGGCCGTTGTTCGCTGCCGTCGACTACGGCTACACCAACGACTGGGTCTGGCTGTGGATTCAGGTAGACGTCTGGAATAACGTCTATGTCATCGGTGAGGAGCGGTTCAGATTGCGCGACACGGAGGATATCGCGCGCAACGAGCTACTGACCCACCCCCTGTTGTCTAATCTGCAGATGATATACCCTGATCCTGCAGCGCCCGACGACACTTCGATTCTTACCAGAATCTTGGGGAAACCCGCCTCGAACAATACGGGCGGCGAACTCAACACGCGCCTTCAGCTGATACGACGAGCGCTGAAGCCACGACCTGAGCACCTACCCGACGGCCATCAGGACAAGAAGCCGGCGCTCTTCGTCGACCGCTCCTGCCACCAGCTGGAGTGGGAGATGAGGCAGGGCTACCGGTGGCCCGAGAATAGGGGCTTTAGGTCCGGGGAGATGAGAAACGCCTCGGAGCAGCCGCTCGACAAGGATAACCACGGACCGGAGGCGCTAGGTCGTTTCTTCCGTGGATACATGATGGATAAGACGCCAGTCGGCAGAAGCCGAATGAGCAGGTATAGGACAAGAGGGGCGGTGCCGGCGAGATGACCACTCGATACAAGAAGCGGTTTGGCGGTTCGCTGCCCTGGGAGACGTTCCAGTTTCCGAAGTCCTTATCCGAGACGTGGATGCCGAGGGATGACGCGGCGCGCAACTCGGCCTACGAGGGCTACAACTCGATGTACTGGAACGAGGACAATGCCTACTCGCTCCGGTGGATCGTCACCGAGCAGCCCGTGTACATACCGATACCTCGGATCATCGTCGACACGATGGCGCACTACCTGCTCAAGGGTCTTCAGATCGGGGTTCAAGATCCTGAGAAGAACAAGGCCCAGCAGCAGGATCTAGAGGACTTCCTCGACAGGCAGCAGTTCCTGTCGAAGTTCCATGTCGCTAAGCACGACGGTTGCATCCGGGGCGACTACGTCTTCCATATGACAGCCAACGACGAGCTGCCTGCGGGACGACGCATCGCGATCTCATCCATCTACGCCGGCAAGGTCGTCCGCAAGTTCGACGACGACGACGGCGAGCTGATGACTGACGCGTGGATCGTCGAGCCGTACGAGTTCTCCGAGGGCGATGATCGCAGCAAGGACAGCAAGGATTATGTCCGTCGTCTGCACTACTGGTACTCCGACGCGGATAACGACGCTGATGATCAGTCGCATGCGCTCGAGGAGGACGTCGATGAGGTACCTGCCCCCGACTCTACGGAGGCTAGGGAGGGGCTGAGCACCACACGACAGGTCATGCGTGCGCTCGAGATTCTCGAGGTGAACGAGAAGCTCTGGACGACCGAGGAGTCGGTGGTCGTGACGGAGATCGAGGATGAGCCTCTGCCCGCGCCGATCGACGTCATACCGGTGTACTGGTTCAAGAACATCCCGACCGACGGTCAGCCCTTTGGCTCTTCGGACATACGCGGGTTCGAGAGAGGCATCCGCGGCATCTCTCAGGAGGCAACCGACCTCGGTGTGGGCCTGGCGTTGGATGGTCTGGGCACATTCGTCACCGATGCATCGCGACCTGTGGATGCGAATGGCAACGAGACTAGCTGGATCATCGAGCCAGGCATGATCCTAGAGCTCCAGAATGGCACCTACTTCAAGCGTGTGGACGGCATCACCTCCATCACGCCGGCGCTAGACTGGATCAAGTACTCTGAGGGTAAGATCGACGAGGCAGCCGGTCTATCCTCAGTAGCGGTCGGAGACGTTGACTCTCAGACCGCAAGTAATCCGATGGCACTCTCGATCAAGTTCCTGCCGACTTTGGCCAAGCTGCAGGAGCGAGAGGCCGTCGCGCTGGGCAACCTCAACAACATGTTCTGGGACTGGACCAAGTGGCGTGAGGCCTATGAGGGTAAGTCCTGGCCCAAGAACGTGAAGCTGAGGATCGAACCCGGCGACAAGCTGCCTCAGGACAGAACCGCTCGCGTCAATGAGCTGAATAACATGCTCGATCGCGACATCATCTCCAAGGCGTACTATCGTCAGGAGATGGCTAAGCTCGGCTATGAGTTTCCGGATGATCTGCAGCAGCAGATCAACCAGGAGCTCGAGGATGAGCTTAAGTTCAATGTTCGGAAGGGACAACTGGCTAATCAGGCAGCTGAGACGGCTGCTACCCAACAGGGCGCCCAGGGTGATCCGGGGCAGATGCCGCCAGGAGTCAACGGACAGAAGTCCACGACTCTGCCTCCTCCCGGCAACCAAAGCAACAACCAGAAGAAGCCCAACGAGAGCAAGGGCACTGAGTCCGGGCAACCGTTGGCCAAGCAAGCGAGGGGCGCGAGGCCCCCGGCGACTTCAAGAAGGTGAGGTTGGCGTGATGCCGACGATCTTCCACAAGCAGCAGCTCGAGCCCGCCTGGCTCCGATTCACCTACGTCGTGGGATACGACGAGGGTGAGGGGGGCGAAGGCGAGGGCGGCGCCGAAGGTGGCGATGGTGAGGGTGAGGAGGGTGACGGCGAGGGCGATGAGCCCGATGAGTCCACACCTGAGGGCCTGAAGAAGGCGCTGGATGCGGAGCGCAAGCTGCGCAAGACCGCCGAGCAGAAGCTCAAGATCGCCGCCCGCAAGGCTGCGAACCAGGCGGCGAAGGAGGGTGAAAGCGGCAAGAAGGGTGAAGGCGACGCGGGTCAGACCGGCCAGCAGGGTAACGGCGAGACCGACGCACGCATCGAGAAGCTGACCACGGCGCTGCGCAACAACTCGCTGCGCTCGACGATCAGCGAGCTCGCCTCCAACTTCTCAGACCCCAGCGACGTCTACCGCTTCCTCGACACCGGCGCGTTCGACTACGAGCAGGACGCCGACGATCCGTCGGTGGTCGTGTGGGATGAGGCTGAGATTCGTGCGGCGATCAAGGATCTCGCCAAGCAGAAGCCCTACCTCCTGAAGGCTCCCGCCGGCGACGGCGCTCAGAGCCAGCGGCAGCGACGTGGTTCTTCGGGACCCAAGTTCGCCGGCAGCGGCTCAGGCAAGCAGACTGGCGGCCTCAGCAACGCTGAGATCGCTCAAAGGTTTCCCGCGATGCGCACTGCAGTCCGGGCAGGTAACAAGAGTGAATGAGGTGAACACGCATGGGAGATCCGCGGTACGACAAGGTACCAGACGGCGGCACGTTCCGAGCCCCGCTCGCTGCTGACCTGTCCGGGCTGACGTCAGCGGGTGGCTTCGGTCCCAAGGCAGTCTGGCTCAACACCAGCGGCCAGGCCGTCTTCACAGAGGCGGCGGGCAACACCAGCGTCGTCGGTGTGCTGGTGAAGAACCTGGCCCAGTACCCCCGACTCGGCAACATCGTCGGCCAGACCAACCTGGCGATCCCGATCGGTGGTAAGGCTGGCGACATCGTCGACATCATGACCCAGGGCGAGATCGTGCAGCTGGGTCTGACCGCCGGTACGAACTACTACGCGGCGGCCGACGGCACGCTCAGTTCGAATCCGGCCGACGGCCCGATGATCGGCTGGACCGTCACGTCTGACCGACTGGTGGTTCGCTGCGCCGGTGACGTGAATGTGAACCGTGGAGGCGGCCTCACCGCCAATGGAGTCACGGTCGCCAACACGGTCACCGAGACCTCGCTGCAGTCCTACCAGCTCGACGCCAACGAGATCATCGGTGGTGAGATCTTCGAGCTGGAGCTCTTCGGCATCTACAGCAACACCGGCACGCCGACCGCCACGATCAACATCCGGCTTGGGGGCACGGCCGGCACGCTGCTTGCGGCTGCGATCGTCACCACCCCGACGGCTGCGGCCAACGACGCCTTCCGAGTCAACGCTCGCGTGAACTTCCACTCGGCCACCAAGGCAGTCGCCACGGCGCGCGCGGAGTTCTCGACCCACACAACCGATGTCGACGCCGTCGGCCTGGGCGGTTCCGCCGCTGAGGTCACCGTCGACACCACGACGGCCAAGACCCTGAACATGGACCTGGTGTGGGGCGCCGCTTCGGCTTCGAACACCCTGACCGTGCTCGGCGGCTCCGCCCGGCGCATCGCGTAACTACTAGAGAACCGAGAGGAGGAACTTCGAGATGGATACTCTGCTCTACGGCGAGGTCCCGGTCGTCTACAGCAACCCGGTCACCCGCAAGAACATCTTCGCCCGCATGCTCGAGGGCGAGAACCTGCAGGACATGATGGTCCGAGGATTCGACGAGGGTACTCTCGAGCGCGGCGACGTGCTCGTGCAGGCCGCTGACGGCTCGGACATCAATGTCATCTGGAACGAGATCCAGGACATCCTGAGCATGTGGAACAGCCAGCGCAACCGGCTGATCGACTACCTCACGTTCCAGGTAACTGACGTCATCGACTACGTCGGCGTTCCCGTCGAGGTCGACTTCGAGCAGGCCTCGGAGTACGGCAAGCCCGTGGGTATCCGCGGTGGTGGGTTCTACACCCGGGGCTACGACTTCAAGTTCTACGACCTGGCGATCCGGTACACCTGGATGTTCCTGGCCGAGGCCACGCGGGCCCAGATCGACAACTACACCAACATGGCGCTCGAGGCCGACAACCGACTGATCTTCAAGAAGGTCATGTCGACGGTCTTCAACAGCGCCAACGGCGCCGGCATCGCCGACCGGAACATCCCCACCACCGTGTACAAGTTCTACAACGGCGATGGTGAGGTTCCTCCGGCCTACAAGAACATCACCTTCACCGGCTCCCACACGCACTACTACACGTCGTACGGCCTGCCGTCGCAGGTGCAGAACGCGGCGCTGCAGCCGGCCACGCTCGACGACCTCGAGGACGAGTTCTACAACCACGGCTACACCCTCCAGAACGGCTACGACCTGGTGCTCTGGGTCAACCGCCAGGAGGGCAAGAAGATCCGTACCTTCAAGGTCGCCAACGGCGCCCGGTACGACTTCATCCCCAGCGCCGGAGTCGGCGGCGGTATCTACCAGCCGCAGTCGCTCGGCATCGTCGGCCGGCCTGACGGGACGCCCGTCGACGGCGAGGTCGGCACCTACGGTCCGTTCCACGTGATCGAAGAGCCGTACATTCCCGCCGGCTACGTCTGCGCGCTGGTCTCCGGCGGTCAGCTCAACATCAACAATCCCGTGGGCATGCGCCAGCACACAAACCCGGTTTACCAGGGCCTCAAGCTGGTCAAGGGTCCTGACGGCTCGTACCCCCTGAGCGAGGCCTACTACCGTCGGGGCTTCGGCACCGGCGTCCGGCAGCGCGGCGGCGGCATCATTGTGCAGCTCGTCAACAGCACCACCACCACCTACACCGTCCCGACGGCATACAACCTGTGATGAGGTGTGGGGCTTAGGTCATATAGTGGGCCGCCCCACGCCTCACAGAGAGGAGGAATGATGGCTCAACAGCAGTTCGAGGAGCCGCCGGATCTGTTTGACTCGAGCGGCGAGAAGATCGTCGTCTTCCGGAAGCCGGATGGGACGCTCTTTAGCAACCATCCCGAGTACCAGTTCGCGAGGGCGATGTACGATCAGGCCCAAGCGAAGGCCGCCGAGGCCGAGCATCCGGCCGTCGACACCGAGGACATGGTCGACGACGAGCCGCAGGAGCAGGACAACAACGATGGCGTCACCTCGTACGAGGAGATGACCAGCGCGGATCTGCTCAAGCTCACCAAGGAGCGCAACCTCACTCTGCCGGACAAGAAGCGATCCACCGCGATCGCCGCGCTCGAGGAATACGACGCGGAGCACGAGAAGTCGGAGTAGCCACATGGTGATGTCGCTGTCGGATCAGGTCAGGCTGAACGCTGGCGAGACCATCCCCACGGGGGGGTCCGACAGCGACACCAACTTCACTGACCAGCAGATCGCTGACCTGCTCATCCTGAACAACAATCTGATCAATCGCACCACAGCCGCTGTGTGGAGAGCTAAGGCTGCTTTGTTCGCCGGCCTCGTCGACGTGCAGGAGGGTAACTCCTCACGTAAGATGAGTCAGGCCTATGAGACCGCTCAGTCTCAGGCGAAGTATTGGGCCTCACTCCCCGAGGGCGATCCGGTGATGGGTAGAACCCGCATCGGCGTCAACCGGAGGTCGATGCCCTGGTGACTGCAGCAGCTAACGCGCTGGAGCTTAAGCTTCGTCGCAACGTACTCGCCGCGTATATCGCGGCTGACCCGGTGACTATCAGCTTTCGTCGATACCCCGAGGTGGACGACGGCGCTGGAAGCTGGGTCAAGGGACGGGTTCAGAACATCACCCCACAGGTGATGCGACTGGTCCCCTACAAACGTCGACTGTCCTCGCTCACGGACCACACGGCCGATGGCGACATACCGAACGTTCAGTACTCGCTGGTGGCCACCATCGATGTAGACGTCCAGCGATGGGATGAGTTCACCCTCAACGGCGCCGAGTATAAGGTCATGGGCATCGAGCCCAAGACTCAACTTCGGTCGATAGCTGATCGGGTCACGATTCTGATCGAGATCCGGGATAAGGCCTCCTGATGTCGGAGGGGGCGGGCTTCTTCATCACGGAGGACACGCTCACCGCGTCCTTGGAGAATGCGCCAGCTGAGTTGATGGCCGAGGTTGAGGCCCATGCGGTCCAGCTTGCGGTGCGCATTCTAGACTACGCGAAGCAGAATGCGCCGTGGCAGGACCGCACCGGCGACGCCCGCCGGCTACTCGACGTCGACGTACAGCAAGATGAAGACACGATAGTCATCCAGCTCTACCACCAGGTCGACTACGGTCTGTGGCTGGAGGTCATAGAGAGTGGCCGCTTCGCGATCATCATGCCTACGCTCGAGAGGTTCGCTGGTGAAGCCTTCACGGTGACTAATGAAGGGGGTGAGGGGTGATGGGCGCTCGAGAGTTTATCCATCGTGTGCTAAGCACGGATCTCGACCTTGGCACCATACTCACACCTGACCGGATCAAGGTAGGTCAGTCGGTCATGACGGCCCAGATCCAGAAGCCTTACATCATCGTCAAGATGATGAACGACCCTGATCTGACCTTCGACGACCCTGACATAGCTGCGAGACCACACCAGCAGTATTTCACGGTGTATGTGCACGACGCACGACCGAGCTACGGGCAGGTGGACCAGATCTGCGATCTCGTGAAGGCCGCATTCCGGCTGAATCCCTCGTCGAAAGATGATAGAGTTACCTGGATAACCTACCTCGAGCGGAGCGCTGATTTCGACGACGTCTCGTTGGACACCGTCTTCCGCTACATGAGGTTCATCGCACAAATGACCTAGAAGGAGGTCCACCATGAACGGATGGCTTCGATACGCGGGTTCCGCGCTGACCCGAGTTCTGTCCCACCTGGATCTGTCCCAGCTCGGCGCCGACGCGAAGGAGCTCGAGGCGCTCGGCGAGAACGCGGCGGTCACCTTCGTCAAGGGCGTGGCCCAGCACGTCGAGCCCGGTCTGGCCGCGTTCATCGCGGGTCACCCGACGCTGCAGGACGAATTCCACACGCTGACCGACGACGAGGCCGCGGCGGAGGTCGCGCAGCGCAAGGGGGACCCTTCGCCGGCTGGCGACACCTCGGCGCCGGCACCCTCCAGCTCGACGTCCGAGGGGACCGACCGGAGCCCCGAGCCGTCCAGCTCTGGGTCGGCGAGTGGCGACTCGACCCCGAGCACCCAGTAGGTCCGGGCAACTACGGCCCCTTCGAGCCGTGGATTCGTGCCTGACTGATTTGCCGGCGCGCCGGTGACGCAGGGCCCTACCTGAGGCTGATTCCAGGTGGGGCCCTGCGGTGTAAGATGATGCGTGCGAGTGATTGATCGTCCGATGAGCCTCAATCGACTAGGGAGCGAATTGGATGATCGATCTTAGGTGCGATGGCACCATGCATGCAAGGCTAGATCTCGACCGCGGCACCCTCGAGGTGAAGTGCGGTCGTCGTAGGTGTGGGGCCGCGCCTGACGTGGTCGTACTCCACACCTTCAATCTGAACACCGGCGAGATGGTCGACACTCGCAGGTTCGCTAACCCACCCCGTAAGGAGGATCGCACAGATGACGCTAGCTAATCCCCCGCTGCCGTTCGGCCTGAGAGACGTCAAGGTTTACCCGATCGACGCCAACGGCAACGTCGGGTCGGGTGTGGACCTGCCCGTGGCCCAGACCTTCACCTTCAAGGAGACCGAGACCTTCGAGATCCTGAAGGGCGACGATCAGAACCTGGCAAGTCATGGCGGCGGCCCGATGGTCAGCTGGGAGCTCGAGTCCGGCGGCATCTCACTCGACGCGTACCTGGTCATCATGGGCGGCGCGGTCGTGACGACCGGCACCACACCCAACCAGATCAAGACGTACACCAAGCTGACCACCGACCAGCGGCCATACTTCCAGGTCGAGGGTCAGGCGATCAGCGACTCCGGCGGCGACCTCCACGGCATCGTCTACCGATGCAAGGCCGACGGCGGCTTCGACGGCTCCTGGGCGAACGGCAAGTTCTGGGTCTCGAAGGCCACTGGCTCGGGCTTCGGCGACAACGCCGGCACGTCCCCGACCTACAAGCTGTACCGCTTCGTCCAGAACGAGACTGCCACGGCGATCGTTCCGTGATAGCATAAGCCAAACATCGATCCCCTGGAGGACCAATGGCTCAGACTCGTAATAACCTCGGCGGCATCCAGAAGGCGTCGAGCGTCTCGGACTTCAAGAAGAAGCGTGAGCCGGTGGAGCTGCCCTCCGGCCTGCGCATGGTGCTGAAACCCACATCTCTCTCGGGATTCCTGCAGACCGGCCAGATCCCCAACTCGCTCATGGCAGTGGTCAAGAGCGCGATGGCCGATAAGACCGGCGAGAATGTCGACGCGATGGCCGCCGACGTCATGTCCGACCCCGAGGGCCTGAAGGACCTGTTCGCCGCGATGGACACGTTCGTGATCTCGGTCGCCGTGGAACCGCGAGTCTACCCCGCGCCAGATGATGACGAGGAGCGACGAGACGATATCGTCTATGTTGACGAACTCGAGGACGAGGACAAGATGTTCATCTTCACTCGAGCCATCGGTGGGGCGGGTGGGGCCGAGCCGTTTCGTCAAGAACCTGCCGGCCGTGTGGGCGCTGTTCAACCACGCAAAGCAGTGGGGGGTACGACCAAGCGAACTCCTCGGGCTAAGTGAGCCTGAGGACGCCTATCTCGCATACTGCCTCGACGAGGCTGTAGCCTACGTTGGCTCCGCCATCAAGGCTGAGCTTGAGTCTGAGATGTCTGAGGTAGAAGGTCGTGTGAACCAGGAGCGCAGAGCTCAAGCGGTACTGAGTAGATACTTCAATAGCGACAATAAGCCCCCCACCGGTCAGTTCGCTGACCCGGCTCTACTCTTCCAGTAGAGGAGGCTCACATGGCCACGCTGCTCGGATCGGTGTCCGGTCAGATCAAGATCGATGTGTCTCAGGCGCTAGCCGCCTATGTCGCCGTGCAGCAGGCCAACCGTGACACCATCAACGCGCTCCGGCAGATGAGCTCGACGCTCAACACAGTCGGTAACGCAATCGGTGTGGTGGGGCTTGGACTGGCGGCCGCGCTCGGATATGCGGCTAAAGAGGCTGCGAACTTCAACGCTCAGATGGACTACTTCCAGTCGATCTCGGGCGCGACCGCCAACCAGATGGACCAAATCCGTCAGAAGGCGCTGGCCCTCGACCAGACCACGATGTTCTCGACACAGGACATCGCGAACATGTTCGTGGAGTTGGCTAAGGCTGGTGAGGGAACCGATCAGATTGTCGGCGGTGTGGCCGATGCGGTCGTCAATCTGGCGCAAGCAGCTCAGATTCCTCTGAACAGCGCTGTCACCACCGTGGTGTCGGTGCTAAATGCATACAACCTATCCGCCTCCCAAGCCGCTGAGGTGTCAGATAGGCTTGCCGGCGCGGCCAACGCGTCCATTCTTGAGGTCTCCGACCTCGCTACATCGTTGAAGTATGTGTCCGGTGTGGCCGATCAGCTTGGTATCTCCTTCAATGAGACCACTACCGCGCTAGACCTGCTAGGTCAGGCGGGTATCAAGGGATCGATGGGCGGCACCGAGCTCCGTCAGATCCTAGTGTCTATCCTGGGCACCACAAAGCCCGCCGCGGCTGAGCTGAAGCAGCTGGGTATCATCACAAAGGATGGTGCCAACCAGTTCTTCGACGCGAGCGGCAAGGCTAAGTCGCTTAGCGACATCTTCCAGATTCTTCAGGATCACCTCAGGGGCCTGAACCAAGAGCAACAACTGGCGGCCCTGAAGACGATCTTCAACAACCGCGCACTGTCTGCCGCCGCCATCTTGACTAAAGCCGGCGCAGACGGATTCAAGCAGATGAACGACGCTATGTCTGGCACGACCGCTGCAGACGTCGCGGCTCAGCGCATGGACAACCTCGCGGGCGACACCAAGAAGTTGACATCGTCGCTGAAGACGATGGCTATTGAAGCAGGTCAGCCGCTACAGAACTTTCTTCGTCAGGTCGTTCAGGGGCTTACATCCCTCGTCCACTGGTTCGAGAATCTGTCGCCTGCGACTCAGTCGAACATCATCCACATCTTGGCGATAACTGCGGCTTTCCTCCTCGCTTCAGCCGCCCTCATCAAGATAGTCGCTTTCGCCATCAGGTTCGCTGAGACGATGAAGACTCTAGCCACAGTGGCAAAGTTCCTGTGGAGTGTTCTTACCATCGGCGTCAATGTCATTAGGGCGCTAAGCGTAGCGTTGATGGCTAATCCCATCGGCTTGATAATCGCTGCTGTGGTCGCCTTGGCTATCGCCTTCTTCATTCTGTATGAGAAGGTAAAGCCTGTACGTGACTTCTTCAACGCCATCGGGCGAGGTCTCAAGACCGCGTTCGAAGCCACGGTCAACTGGTTCAAGGGTCTGCCCGACTTCTTCGAGCACGTGTGGGCTGACATCAAGCAGTGGTTTGACGATGGAGTTAACGGCGTCAAGAAGGCCTGGGATGCTGTAGTCAATTTCTTCAAGGGCATCGGCGAATCGATTAAGAACGGTATCGTCGGGGCTTATAACGCGGTTATTAATTTCTTTGAGAATCTGCCTGGCCAGGTAGAAAGCTGGATTGACAAGGTAGCTAACTCGGTAGCCAACTTCTTCCAGAATCTCCCCTACAAACTCGGCTACTGGCTTGGTTACGCCCTTGGTGCATTCATCAAGTGGGAGAGCGATGTCGTTCGCGACATCGGCAACTGGCTCCTGAAGATGACCATCAACATGGGCAACTTCTTCCAGTCTCTGCCCGGCAAGCTTGTGAACTGGCTCCGCGAGGCGGCAAACGCGATAGCCACATGGATTAACCAGGTCGAGCAAGACGTTGTCGACTGGCTCATCCAGATGGGCAAGGACATCGGCAACTTCTTCATCAACCTACCGGGCAATGTGTGGAACTGGCTTGTGTCGGTCGCCACCAACATGAAGAGGTTCGAAGATCAGGCCATCAACGATGTGGTGGGCTGGATAGAACGCACCTCAGGCTCTATCGCTAACTTCTTCAGCTCCTTGCCGGCGCGCATCGGTGGGTGGCTGACCAGCGCCCTGACCAACATGGTCAACTGGGTTGAGACGATGGTGCAGAAGGCCAACGATCTTGGACAGCGTGTCCTTGCAGCCATTGGCAACTGGTTTACTCAATTGCCGGGTAACATACGTCAGATCTTCGACAACGCAGTCTCAGCCATCGAGAATGCGATCTCTGATGCGTTCAACGCAGCAGCTAACTTCGCTGAGGGTCTGTGGAATGGCTTCAAGCATGGCCTTGGTATGCACTCGCCTTCGTACATCGAGAAGGCCATGTTCCAGATCACTGACACGATGTACACCGAGACCGACAAGATCTCGGACTATGTGAAACAGATCAATGGCCTGGGCGAGCAGATGATGGGCTTGAACCCGGCCACCGCAGCGTCTGCCTACAGCTCCATACTGAGCAATAGTCTCGGCAGCCAGATCGCAATGCTTCAGGCGCTCAAGCAACTTACCGGCAGTAGCTCTACAGCGGGTTATGGCTTCAGTAACTCGTTGTTCCCAGGACAAGTTGGCGTGCTAGGTGGCACGGGAAACACCCCAACTAAAGTACTAGAGGTCAACGTCTACAACCCAGTGGGCGAGGATTCGGCGACATCTACGACGCAGCAGCTTAGGACCCTAGCCTCGATGGGAGCGTTCTGATGACAGCAACAACCGCCGAGACGGTCACTGTCGACGGACTCGTGCTTAACACCCTTGCGTACAACATCTCCACACGTGCGGGCAGATACACGACGCCGGACGTAAGAACCAAGAACGTCGAGCTGCCTGGGCGTCATGGTACTTTGACCGTCAGAAGCAAGAGATTTCAGCAAGGCGTTATAGTGCTCTCGATGTGGGTGAGAGGCGCTAACTCCGACGGGTTCATGCCCACCAGCGACCTTCAGTCCCGCATATTCCAGCAGAATCTCGACCTGCTCATGCAAGTGTTCACACGCAAGAGCGGTCTGCTGGATGTTAGACAGACGCTGCCGGACGGCAGTGTGCGTCAGTGCTTCGCTGAAGTGCTCGCGGCCATCGACCCACAGAGTAAGTCTACTCGACCGATGGCTGCTTTCTCGGTCGCATTGACTATTCCTGCTGCGTTCTGGCAGGATCTCAACCCAATCACTTACACGTCGACTGCAGGACTTACCTCCTCTCAGACGTTGACCCTGAGCCCATTCATCGGAGCCACCGCGCCCATGGACGACCTGGTGTGGACTATCGCCGGCGCGGCCACCAATCCAAAGATCCAGGCGCTTGAGAGTGGCTCACCGCTCAGCGTCGACACATGGATGCAGTACAACAACACTATACCTGACTTCAAGAGCCTGACGGTGGACTGCAGTTCATGGGGCGTATCTGGTGTGGCGGGCTTCTCGCCTAGCACAGCTGACGTGAGTCATGCGGGCGCATCGACCTTCATGTCGCTGCAGCCTGGGCCACAGAACACAGCTCCACAGGTCAAGTGGACAGCGTCGGGGGTCGACTCGAGCACTCAGCTGACCGTCACCGGTCGTCGCAAGTATGTGACGGTGTGACATGGGCCTCTTCGAGTTTCGCATACTGAACCCCTCCACGGGTAAGCCCGACATCGTTCTACCCGACGTCGAGAGTTTCACCCTATCGCCGGCTATGTCGGATGTCGGCACAGTGCAGTTCACCTATCCGAAGAATGGCCTGAATTACTCTCAGATCCAGAATGATCGTGATCTGTATGTGTTCTTCAATGGCACTGAGGCGCTTAGTCTGAGAAGCACGCTCGAGCAAAGCCAGGGCGACGACGCCAGCTTGGCGGAGGAGGGCGACCTAAAGGCTTTCAATGGACGCTCCACATTCTCCCACTTCGACCGGGCGGTTGTGTATCCTTCGGGCTGGCCCGGTTCGACAAATCCGCCCACACAGGCCTACAGCGCCGTGTCTGTGGGTCAGGTGCTCATCGATCTCATACAGAAGGCTCAAGCTCGAGGCACGATCCCTGAGATAACCTGGTCCTTCACTGCAACCCACGACTCAGCGGGTAACAGCTGGAGCAACATCACCATCAGCTTCAACGCTCAGACTACTTACCTGACCTGCTTCCAGACCATGGTGGCATACGCCTTGTGCGACCTGAGGATGGTCGGGTATAGGCTAGACGCATACGTGTTTCAGCAGATGGGCACTGATCATACTACGGTTCAGCCGCCCCTGGTGATGCGCAAGGGTCGGGATCTCACCCAAGCTCAGCAGCAACAGAGTACGATGGGGCTCTCCACCTCTGCTTTAGTGGCGGGGGACAACAACACGTATGTTGAGGTTAACGACCTCGTGAACCAGAGCATTCGAGGCAGACGAGAGACGGGCTACTCTCAGAGCGGGGTGCAAGACCTAGGCACCCTAGACGCGGTTGGCATCGCGCTGCTGTCGACCGTCAGCACCGAACTCAAGTCTCGCACTCTGCAGCTCAACTTCGCCGACCCCAAGTGTCCCGTGCCCACACAAGACTTCGACATCGGCGACTGGACCTATGTCGATCTCAACGACGGTTCGTTGACTCGTCAACGCATCGTCGTATGGAGTGCATCCCTGGCAAATGATGGCACCCTGACCGGCACTGTCACGTTGGACACTATCTTTCAGGAGAAGATCAACCGTATCAATGGCCGGTTGAATGCCCTACAGAATGGGGTCGTGCTCGCCGGCGCAAGTAATCCAACGCCCGTGAGTAAGCTACTGTACCCGCCCAAGGTACCCACCGGACTGGTTGTCGGCACAAGTGTGTACCAAGATGATCAAGGTCACACTTTCGGGCAAGCCACGATCACTTGGACCGCAGTCACCCAGAACACCAACAACCAGTCGGAGTCCAGCCTGGCTAACTATGCGATACGTAGCAAACTGCATGCAAGCGCCGCCTGGAGTCCTGCCACATTGGTCGACCCTGGCCTGACCGCAGCTTACATGTCGCCCTTCGTGCCTAACACAAGCTACGACTTCCAGATCTCTGCGATCGACACTCAGGGTAATGTGAGCGGATGGTCAGCTACTGTAACCGTCACGATGTCGGCTGACACCACTGCGCCCAACCAGCCATCGACCCCCTCTGTGAGCTCTCGGCTCGGTCAACTGAGCGTGGTGTGGGATGGTAAAGACAGCGGTGCGGCGATCATGCCCCCAGACTTCGACCACACGAACGTGTATGTATCTGCCTCGGGCTCGGGGTTTACCCCCAGCTCGAGCAACCTGTTCGGCACCATGCGTGTAGGCCAGGCGCTACAGATTCCGGGCAGTATTCTAAGCTATGGCAGTACATACTTCGTCAAGCTCATCGCAGTCGATAAGAGTGGTAACTTGAGTGCGGCCTCTGCGGCAGGAAGCGCTACTCTCTCTCAGGTCGTCAGCACTGACCTTGGCATTGGTCAGGTTAGTCTTGGTAACCTCGCCTTCTCCGACATGGGCAATCTGATCGACAACGGCTCGTTCGAGGATCCCTCCTGGCAGACTATACGTAACGCTGAGTTCGGTGGAACCCATTGGTCGCTTGACTCCACGACTGCATTCGCCGGCACTACCTCGATCCGACACACAGGTGCGGTCGGGTCAGATGAGACCGTGATTCTAAACTCTGTCACAGCCAAGCAGGGGCAGACGTTTATGGGCGCGGTGGACATCAAGATGGACTCTACGGTGAACCCGACCATGAGGGTGGCGCTGGGGGTCATCTGGCGAGACCTGTTCAACAACTCTATCGCCTATCAAGATCTCGTGTACAACTGGAATGCACCCTCGAGTAACGACAGCATCTGGCGAGCCCGAGTCGCTGGGACCGGCGTCACGGCTCCCTACGGCACGGTTAAAGCTGACTTCGTGCTCGCGACAAGCAACCATACAGCCGGCAACGTATGGTTCGACAACGTCGAAGTGCGCATGCAGATTGACACCTTGATCGTGGCAGACGCCGCCATCACCAACGCGAAGATCGTCAGTCTCACGGCCGACAAGATCACTGCGGGCACAATCAATGCGGGCATCGTGCTCGCGGGTCAGATGGAGACTGCCTCGTCCGGCGGTAGGGTCTTGATCGATGGCCCTTCAGACACAGTCTACATCTACGACTCGACTGGTGTGGCTATCGGCACATTCGGCGTCAATGGCTTGCAGCTGTTTGTTAACCCTGGTAGCGGCTCATTGATCATCGATCATGCTGCTGGTTCGACCAAGAGTCCAATTCTAAACTTCACAGCTAACGCCTCTACACCTCCATCAACTCCGTCCCAGATCTACGCTAACGTGGCGACATTGCCTCTGGGGGGCGGATTGTTCGGTGAGGAGGAAGGCATTGTCATCAAGTCTGCCTCTCAATCTGATGGTAGTTTTGTACGTATAGTCGTGGAGAGTGGTATCTCTAACACGGGTACTACTGCCAATGGTGATCTACTCTATAGCGACGGTACCACCGAGACTACCATGATGTCTTGGGGCTCATTTGGACTGAAGGGTTTTAACCCTGGCATGGGGTCTGGTCAAGGGCCGGTGTTGATCTCAAATCAAAGTTCAAGCGGCTATGTGAACTTTGCTACTTTCACATCATTGACCTTCGCAGCTGGCCTGGCTGACTATTTCGCCCCCGGCCAATACTCAGGCGCTGTCGCTACATTGGGTAACTGCGGGGCCACTCAGATTCAAGTGCAGTCGCTTACCTACAACGCGGGCACCGGCCTCACCGACATCCTGATAGCGGCGTGGACTCCCACTGGCGCTCTGTTCGCCGGTACTGGTGTGGTGAACATTCTAGCCTGGCAGTGACCCTACACGGCTGAGGTGATATGATGGCGTTAGGAGTTCAATCCGGAGGATGATATGGAACCACGATACTCTGTCGACACCAACGCGGTGATCGAGAAGCTGAAGAGTCGAATCGCTGATGAGGCGTATAACCGAGCTCTGGCTGAGTCCGCTGTGGATCAGCTGCTCGCCCAGAACATCCAGCTTCAGGGTCAGCTGAGCGAAGTTCAGCTTGAGAACCGGGAGCTGAAGCAGAACACGGAGCTGGAGATCCAGGAGCTCCGAAGTGAGATTGAGGAGCTTAGCAAGCCTCAGCATGAATACCAAGTAGTCTCATCGCCTGAGTAGGAGACCATATTGCTGACCGCCGTGATGAGCAGCCCCATAACCGTCTTAGCGGTGTTGGCGTCGGTGGTCACTCTAGTTCTCACCGGCGTGTTAGTCCCCAAGCCGGTCGTCGACTTACTGATCAAATCCAAGAATGAAGAGATCGATATGTGGAAGGGGATCGCAGAAGAGAGAGAGCAGATAAACCGTACAGCTCTAGAGTACGCTAGCAAGTCGTTGGGGGTAAACGAGACCGCTATCAAGGCGCTCGACTCGCTCGCAGCCGCCGCCCAATCTGGGGATGCTGATGCATCTGCTACGAAGGTTTCTTAACATGCTATCACACTACTCGAGAACCAAGGCTCAGGTTGACCAGGGGATTGAGGAAGCTCGGGTTGAGATGAGCCGAGCTAGGGGCGATGCAACTAGAATGGGCCACCTGAGGGGTCGGGTGGGGCAACTGGCAGATAGGGCTGAAGTGATACGAGAGAGGAATGGATTCGACGAGTTGATGGAACGTCTAGTCAAACAAGGAGGGACTCGATCCCATGGCGGCACCCACGGTGGTCGAGCTTGATGCGATACAAGCCGGCACACAAGTAATCTGGTTCGCGGCAACTACGCTTTTCATGGTGTACTGGTCGCTCAACCGGCGGTGGTGGAAGAGCATCTGGGCGAAGATGTTCATATCTCTAGACATCGCTCTGTGGTTCGTCGATCTGCCGAACTGTCTGCACCAATGGTTCCATTTCAGTATACAGAACACCTTCTTCGCTTACTACGACATCCTCACCGTGTGGGGAGTCGCCTTGACGATCTTCTGGCGAGCTGGTATGATCGTGTACATACAGCTGACTCGCGAGAGGCGAGAGGCGGAATGGGAGGAAGAGGATGGCGAGATATCCGGGAGCAATCTTCAGAGGGCCGGTGCCGAATCAGGCCTCGGGCGGTATGAGGAGTCATCGACTCTTCGTGCTCCACATCCAGGAGGGGACGGAAGCGGGAACTGACTCCTGGTTCCACAATCCGGCTGCTCAGGTCAGCTCGAACTTCGGCAACCCGCTGGTCGGACGACCCGATCAATGGGTGGACACCGATGACCGTGCCTGGGCCCAGATGGCTTACAACGATGTCGCCATCAGCGTCGAGAACGAGGGCAAGAGCGGCGACCGCCTGAACGCCAACCAGCTCGAGAACGCCTCTCAGATCCTGGCCTGGGCCCACACCACGCACGGTACCAAGCTGCAGGTCACCGACGATCCCAACGGCGAGGGCGTAATCGGCCACGGGCTGCTCGGAGTAGCTGGGGGTGATCACCCCGACTGCCCCGGCTCACCGATCTTGGCCCAGCGGCAGCAGATCGTGGATCGAGCCAAGCAGATCCTCGGACAGTCGGTCGACCCGACTCCTACGCCGGCGAGCAACGAGCTCGTTGTGGATGGGATGCTCGGCCCGAAAACCATCGCCAAGTGGCAAGAGGTGATGGGCACCCCGGCCGACGGCATCATCTCCACACCCAGGAGCAACCTGGTGGTGGCCGTGCAGAAGTTCCTCAACGCCCAGATCGGCGCAGGTCTGGTCGTCGACGGCGCTGGCATCATGCAAGACGGTCGGCGGTACTACACGGTGGCGGCTCTGCAGCGGTACCTCGGTACCACCGACGACGGCATCATGTCAGTACCCGTCTCACAGGTGGTGATGGCTCTACAGCGCCGCCTGAACCAGAACCGCTTCTGACGCAACATCGCCCGCGCAGGCCGTCGCATCATGATGGCCGCGCGGGCGATTCGCTGTGTCTAGAGTCGATTGAGAGTATGATTTGGATCGGTAGGATGGGGCGAATCGAGGTGACCTAAGGCGATACGCCGCAGTCGCGTGGCGACTTCCCTAGCAAATCTTCGGTCATTCAACTCGTGGTTCAGGCCGCTGGGGTGGGGAAATTTGACCACCGCAAACTCACCGCCATCCACTAGCTGAAGGTCGAACCAGGGTGACTTGTGGGGCAGGTCGAAACCTCTCCACACCTTAGTGCCCAGCGCGACTACCACCACTGGGTTACCGCTGTCGATCCAGTCGTTGTACCCCTGGGGGGTGAGCTTGAGTCTTAAGTGAACGCGCATCCGACCCTTGAGATTCGCCACCCCCTCACGGGCCAGCGGTCGAGTCAGTTGACTAGATCTGCACTTAGGGTCTGGGTTAAGCGGAAGTGGTTTAAGCAACAGGTTCTCTAGGTAGAAGAGTCGCTCCAGCTCGTCGCGAGTGTTGACTCCTAGCCACCTCATGACTGTGTTACCCGAAGGTCCGCTGAAGGCTCTACCATCGCCCTTAAGAGAGGGAGCTTGCCCCAGCAGAACTGGCTTTACTTGCATGAGATCCTCCCGACATAGAACCCGCCGGCTCGAGGGGTGCGGTCACCTCAAGCCGGCGGAGTCTGGGTGTGGAGCGTCAGTCCTCGTCGTCGAACTCGAGCTCTTCGTCGTCCTCCTCGGCGGGCTCCGGCGCCTTCTTCGCGGCCGCCTTCTTGGCGGTCGTCTTGGCCGGCGGGGTGGCCTTCGCCGCCCGCTTGGTGGCGTTGTCCGCCTTGAGCTTCTCGAGCGCCTCCTTCTTCGCGGTCTCGGCCTCGCCGCTCAGGTAGGCCTTGACGATCGCCTTGACCTCCGGGTCCTGCAGACCCAGCGGCCAGTCGTACCGGCTGCGGTTGCCGGCGACGATCTCGCGGTTGACTCGCGGGCCGCCGGGCTTGTCGGTCTCGCGGGCCATGCGGCGGATCAGGGTGCGGAGCTCCCGCGTGGTCACCTGCTTGCCGCACTTCTGGGTCAGGTACTCGGCCAGGTGGGCGACCCCGAAGACCACGTCGGCCCCGGCCCGGGACTTCTTGCTGGTCGCGGTCGAGTCGGCCTCAGTCTCCTGAACCTCCTCGAACTCCTCGTTCTCCAGCTCCTCGAGCTCCTCCTCGAGCTCCTCGGGCTCGGGCTGCGGAGCCGGCTTCGGCTTAGCCGCGGCGGCCTTTCGAGTGCGCGTCGCCATGATGTCCTCCTTGTTGTGCCCTCAGTGATGGGGCGATCGGTATGCCACAAATCTATCCATCGCAGCCTCGCTTGTCAAGGCGACGGGAACTTCCGATAAGCGCTGCATATATGTAAGGGGCCGCCTTGCTGCATGGCGCGCTGGATGATAGCATATGAGCATGACGCAGATGATTTTGATAGCCGCTGATGATGAGACCATCGCTAGATTGCGCACGAAGATTGATGCTACGGACTCGATGCAAGTCGTGGGGATCTTTCATGCAATGCGAACTCGATGCACATGTCCTGATGACATCACGGGACGCCATCACGGCAAGCTGAGCTCACTCGGCTCTAGGTTTAAGTGGTGGGTGCATCGAGGCTGCGGCAAGCCTACACCGGGCATCCATCGCGTGGGTAATCTGCTGGGCGCGATCAAGTTCCAGCGGAACGGCGAGCCGCCGGTCGTGATAGACTCAGTAGTGATCCACGATCATGGCTTCTACAACGAGGAGAAGTGAGGGATGCCGAAGTATCACTGGAAGACCACGCCCTACGAGCATCAGGTCTTAGCGGTCAAGAAGCTGCTTCGCAACGGCTGGGGTGGCGCTTTGCTCATGGAGCCTAGAACCGGCAAGACCAAGACCTTCATCGACTACGTGTCAATCCTGCATCAGCTTGAGCGCATCGACCGAGTGCTGGTGTTCTGTCCAGTCTCAGTCATGGGTGTGTGGAAAGATGAGTTCGCGACACACTGTCCTCGCCGCTATCAGATCATCATATGGGATCGTGACACGCGTAAGGTATTCCCCAAGATCCCTCGTCGAACCGACGGCAAGCTGCAGATCGTCATCACAAACTACGACTCACTCTCCACACCTGGCAGGGTCACCCAGCGAGATCGCCGGGGTAAAGTGGTCAGAAGATCCACTCGGCGAGGCGGCAGGTTCGATGTGTACCGCGCCCTTCAAGCTTGGGGTCCACATGTCATCGGCCTGGACGAGAGTCATCGCATCAAGTCGCCAACCGCGCGTAAGTCCAGGATGATACATAAGCTTGGCGATCAAGCCGACTATCGAGTGATCATGACCGGAACAGTCGTCACTAAGAAGAAGCGCGTGTTCGATGTGTGGAGTCAGTGGCAGTTCCTGAACCCCTATCGATTCGACGACATGACCTTCAGTGAGTTCAAGTCTTACTTCGGCCGGTGGGTGGGCTTGAATGGGTACAAGAAGTGGTTGGGCAACCAGAATCTGAAAGAATTGCATAAAAGAATTCATCGAGACTCATTCGCAATAACTAGGGCAGAATGTTTCGACCTGCCCCCTCGTCTGCCCCCCGAGATCATCAGGGTCAAGCTGGTAGAGTCTGGACCGGCGTACGATGACATGGCTCGTGAGATGGTACATCAGATCGAGACCGGCGAGTTCACCGAAGCGTCTCTGCAGATCGTGCAGATCACTCGACTCCGACAGATAACTTCGGGCATCGCCAAGACTAACCCAACAGACGAATACCCCAACGGCCGGCTGTACCGTGTGGGGCAAGAGAAACTGGATGTTCTCGAAGATCTGCTAGTTGATCTCATCGAGAATGATGAGAAGGTCGTCATCGGCGCTCAGTTTGTACATGACATCCAGGCGATTCAAGCCATATGTGAGCGACTCAAGGTTCCATGTTTTCCCCTTTATGGTAAGGTCAGTAGATCAGATCGAGACCTGAATATCAAGGCATTTAGAGCTTACTCCGATGGCTGTGCGGTGTTTCTCATGCAGCCATCTGCAGGTTCGCTGGGTATCGATCTATCGACCGCGGGCACCTTCATCTGGTTCTCTCTAACTTTGAGCTATGTCGACTTCAGTCAGGCCGAGGATCGCATCGCTCTGAACAAGCAGGTGGCCGGTACCCGATTCGTGTATCTGCTAGCCGAGGGAACAGTCGACGAAGTGGCATACGACACTCTGCTCGGGGATGGCGACGTCGCGAAGGCGATCATGGCGTCTCCCGAGTCGATCTTGCGCGGTTGATGAGAATGTCGAGTGATGATAGACTATAGTGAAGGAGGTTAACGCATCATGATGACGCGACTTAGCGCGACTGCCGCAGATATCGGAGAAGTCAAGGAGTTCATCCGACTCGCAGAGACTCTGGGTTACGACGACGACACTCTGGTTGGCAACCACCACACCGGGCTTGATCTCTTCATCGAGCTCCCGGTGCAGTCATCTAGCTACGGCTGCGGTGATGATAGCTGTAAGTTCAGGACTGTCAAGGAGGCGATGGGACTCACAGCTGACCGGCAGTTGATTATGCCCCACCACAGTAACGGCCGGGGATACACTTGCGCGGGATCTGGAAAGGAGGGTCGACCGATATAATGATCATCATAGAAGGCCCGGATGGCGCTGGCAAGACTACGCTTATCAACAACCTGTCGTCGTTCTTCGGGCTGCCTGTGGCGCCGAGGGTAGTACGTCAAGACACGACAGCGATGGTCAATTTGCGAGAGTGGGTTGACACTAATCTGGCGCAAGGCTTCCAGCCGACCATATTCGACCGCCATCGTCTCATCTCAGAGCCCATCTACGGCACGATCCTGCCGAACAAGATCGTCGACAACGACTTCTGGGATCGGCGATGGCTCAAGGAGGCGATGGCCAAGTTCCACGACATCCGCCCTCTGGTCGTGTACTGCCTCCCGCCACTCGGCACTGTGGTCAGAAACATAGTCGACGACCCAGATAACCAAGAGGTCCGCCCTCACATCGCCCAGATATATCGGGCATATGTAGCCCAGGCTGCCCGCTCGTCGAACTGCTATGTGTGGGACTACACCAAGATCGGCGATGTATCTGGTCAACATGAGATACTCGCAAGCCTCCTGTACAAATCCGTCGAGCGAGTGAAAGAAGGCCGTCGTGACTGGTGGAACTGAAGAGCTCCCCTACCGGGGTGCGAAGGTGATCGTGGCAGAGGCCAGTCCGGGCTACCTCTTCTTCGACAAACTCGCCACCATATTCGCGGGCCAGCAGCAGCTCATGGATCGTTACTACGACATCGAGAAGCAGGGTGGCTTCTCTTTCCCAGTGCCGCAGGATGAGCTGGGTGAACTAGACTTCTGTCTCGTGCAGGCAAGATTGCATGAGATGTTCGGCTTCACGGTACGAGAGCTCAGCGAAGCCATGCAGGAGCTGCGATGGAAGCCGTGGAAGCAGAAGTGGACGCCGACCGACCGCGAGAAGTTCGCTGAGGAGATGGCCGACGCGCTGCACTTCTTCGTGGAGATGTGCATCACCGCCGGCATGACCGCGGAGGATCTGTTCAACGCCTACTTCCGAGCATGGCAGAAGAATAGAGGCAGACAGGACAATGGATATTCAGACACCTCCGTCTCTTAAGAGATGGGCTCAAGTTCTAACTTTCCTGATCATCACGTTGCTGGCAGTCGTGGCTGTGGCTGCCGGCGTATTGGTCTTACTGTGCATCATCAACTTGATCGGATACGTCGTTGTTGACATCTCACACCTATAGCGCCCCGACCCTGAGCGAGCTCCACACCCGCATGTGTCTGAGTCTCGCTTACGCCAGCGAGGATCAACTCGACACTGCGTCGGTCATCGACGTCTCTCAGCACAACGTGCTGGCCACCGCGGACACGCTCGACTGGGAGTTTGACCTCAAGACGCTCTGGTTGACTAAGTCCCGATGGACCATGATGGTCAACCAATACCTCAACGCCGAGGACGTCAAGGCTTGGCTCGCCCAGTGCATGAAAGTCGGCTCTAAGGGTCGGGGGCAAGCGACTCTCCGCACCAAGACCGTGAAGTCCGAAGGCGGTCGGGCGAATGGCATGACCAACAAAGAGCGGCGGCGGTGGGGATCGTGCATGCTCGCCATCGTCTACAAGGCCTTGCCGACTCCGACCATCACTCTCCACAGCCGCACGTCCTACCTGGGGTACCTGTCAGCCCTGGACGTCAGTGTGGCTCAGAAGCTCGGCGCTTACGTCGCGGATCTGATTGGCCTGACCGTCAGCGATATCGGTTTCGTCTGGCAGATCGACTCGATACAGTACCACTCATTCAAGTCACTGGCCTTCTTGCTCTCAAATGAGGACCCGTCCATTCGTAAGTTTGGACGCCGAGTCCTACTGCTGCCGGAGTCGAAGCTCAACGAGGACGAGCGGATCTTCGCTAACGCCCCAGCTATTCGGGGCAGTAGGCTCTGGCTAGCCAAGGTACGCCGTGAAGACCAAGGGGGTGTTACTTACGGACAGATGAGCTACAACACCTATAGGCGCATCCGCCGGCGGTGGCATACAGAGGTCCGAGGGTATGACTTCGGCGAGCAGTTCGAGGGCCCCAAGATCCTCAAGGATGGCACTGAGGGCGCTGAGTTCTTCAAGCGCTACCTGCCTCTGCCCAACGTCTACGTCTCGACGCTCGACCTGACGACTCTCAAGTTGCCCAGAGACTACCTCGCTGATATCATGGAAGGTGTAGAGGTAGAGGTCGACTCAGACGATGAGGAGGAAGAGTGATCACGGTAGGTTCACGATCGTTCGACATGATCATGTCCGAGCTCGCTGAGCATCTGAACTACCTGGCTCAACCTGTGGAGAGTCAGACGTGGCAGTCCCAGAGCACCGATGGCCGCACAGGCATGAGACTCACCTGGGAGCTCGAGGACGTCGCGGTCAACATGCATGTGCCGGGTACTGTCGCGATGATGGCTGAGCTGACATCACCTAATCTGCCATGGGCTGACATCCACTTCCAGGAGCGCGTCGGTGGCAATCCAGTGAACCCTCCGCCATCTCATGCGATCTGGCCCCATCGGCAGCAAGGCAACCAGGAACATCTTGGAGCTGACCTGAAGTTCTCCCACACCTATCCGGAGCGATACTGGCCCACTCATGCCGGCCATAGGCCCGAGCAGTGCGGTGTGGGACCGAACGGCACGTCGACCTGCGAGTTCGGCCCTACCTTCGGCGTTCGATATGAGTATGGTGACCTGTTCGATGTCGTGAATCTCCTCGAGCGGGATCCAACTACTCGACAAGCGTATCTGCCGGTGTGGTTCCCAGAGGACACTGGCGCCGTGTTCAATCAGCGAGTTCCCTGCACTCTGGGCTACTGGTTCCGCATTCGCAAAGGGCACCTCCACTGTACCTATCACATGAGGTCCTGTGACTACCTTCGCCACATGCGTGACGACGTGTATCTTGCGATGCGTCTCATGGACTGGATCTGCAACCGGCTCAACGACCTGTCTTATCTGGCAACTGAGGGGGTCGATCCGAGTCGCCATCTCAGTCTGTTGATTCCCGGCCGATTAACCATGAACATCGGGTCGCTTCACATCTTCGACGGTGACCGGGCCAACATGAAGGATCTATCACGACGCCTGAGTCGTAAGGCGTCCGAGCGAGTCATGGGAGCGATGGGATGACCTCCGATGAGCGACCCTCACGCGACGATATACTGATGCTCTCTGCGAATCTCTGGGCACGCCGTAGCAGCTGCTCACGATCGCACATCGGCGTCGTCATCGCGTCGACCGACGGCAGGATTCTGATTACCGGTTACAACGGCGCTCCGGCCGGCATGCAGCACTGTAACCACAACTGCACGTGCAGGTATGTTAGTCGTGAAGCGTTTGAATCGGCTTCGCTAGGCCATTTTCTCGAATGCCCCGCGGATAAGCCCTGTCTAATCTCTGTACATGCAGAGGCCAACGCTATCGCCCGTTGTGCGATGGAGGGCATACGTATCGGTGGGTCTCAGATCTTCACCACCTTCTCGCCCTGTGTCCCTTGCGCCCAGCTCATCATCAGCTCTGGCATCTCTCGAGTGGTGTGGGGTCAAGAGTATAGGGATCATCGCGGCCTGGATCTACTTGACCAAGCGGGGCTAGAGGTGGTAAAATATGGGCATGAGACGGACTAAGCAGCAACCGCCTGTATTTCCCCCTGAGAAGGCTAAAGATGGGGGCTTTGGGATCGAGCAGTACGAGGGTGACAACGAGTATGTGAAGGGGCTGTGGCCTGGCTCTAAGATTCTTGCCACCGAGCATGTGCATATCGCGCCCTGTGGTGGCTACTTCAACCACAAGCATGATCGCGGCGCTGAGCCCCACACCCACACCCACGACGAGTGCGAGTGGTGCGAGAGGAATCGAGCTTGAGCGGCAGAGATCTCGACTTCTATGAGGTCGGCACGTGCGATAAGTGCAAGCTCCATCGTGGCGCAGACACAGTGTGTGAGCGTGGATTTGGGTCCACGCCTGCGGCCGTGATGATCGTCGGCAAGATGCCGAACTCTGATCGCTACCAGACTATGCTGAGAGAGGATCTCCGGCGAGCAGGTCTGTCTGGCAGCATCAAGATCTTCTGGTCGTCAGCGCTTAAGTGCCGCAACTTCGAGGCGAACGCAAGTAACACCGACATCAAGACCTGCCGGCAGTATCTCGAGCGTGAGATTCAAGCGGTACAGCCCAAGTTCATCTTGACCATGGGTAACGAGGCGCTGCTCTCTGTGACCGGCCATAGCGGCATCATGAAATGGCGGGGTAGGCCGCTGCAGATGCATGGCGCCGTCGTGATGCCTACGATCTCGCCATCGGCCGTGCTCGCTAGACCCCAGAATCGCCCTGGTTACGAGGCAGATCTTAAGCTCTTCTGCTCGCTGGTCCACGGAGTAGATCCCGAGGGCGTTGTTGTTCCGATCGATTTCACCACCATCGACTCGCCGGCTAAGCTCAAGGAGCTGGCGGAGGATCTCGACGACGCTGATCTGCTGGTGTTCGACATCGAGACCAACATCGTGCCGCTGCAGGAGTATGACCCTCGCGCTCGCATCATCTCACTGAGTGGTACGTACATCGTCGATGGTCAGGTTCGGGGATTCGCGTTGCCGCTATACCATCCTGAGTCGCCCTTTGAGACTCGATGGCGAGCTGCGATTAGATTCATTGTTCCACACATGGCGCGCGTCAAGAAACGCATCGCCCACAACGGCAAGTTCGACTGCAGATGGCTTAGCCGATTCTCAGGTGTGGAGATATGGAACACTTTCGACACCATGCTGGGCACCCATCTTCTCAATGAGAACGTGCTCAAGGGTCTCAAGCCTCAGGCTCAGATGAGACTTGGCGTCTCGCCTTGGGGTGTGGATACTGCTAATCTGCTCTCTATGCCTCTGCGAGAAGTGCTTGAGTACAACTTCCTCGACACCTACTACGATTACCTGATCTACCTGCAGATTGTCGATGAGCTGAAGAAGCAGCCTAGACTTGCTCGACTCTACTCTTTCCTGTACAAGCCTGCTAACCGCGACCTGATCAAGACTGAAGGTCGCGGCATGTGGCTCGATGTCGATCGCCTGAAGGATCGGTTGCCTGAGGCTCGACACAGGCTTGACACGATCGAGGCTGCGCTTTCTGAATGGCTCCCCGAGCGAGACTCCATCGCCTGGCCCACTGACTCGAAGGGTCGACCGCTCGAGCCGAACTTCAATCCTTCTAACTTCTGCAGATGGTTCCTATTCACCTGGCTTGAGCTACCTGTGCTCGCCAGGGGCAAAGAGAAAGATGACGGCTCGCCTGGCGCACCATCGCTAGCGGCTGACGTGCTCTCGCTGATGATGGAGAATCCCGATCATCATCCGGTCATCGATCTGATGGCCAAGCGTGCAGGTCTTCAGAAGGATCTCAGCTTCCTTGAGTCGTACGCCCAGCTGTACGATGAGAATCAGCGCATGCGTACCTCCTTCAAGCTTGCCGGCACAGTCACCGGCAGGCTCAGCTCCGGCAAGGAGGACTCATCCAAGTTTGTAGGATCAGCCTCTAAGATCAAGGGCTTCAACGCTCAGCAGGTACCGCGTGACCCATTCATCCGTGGTGTCATCGGCTCCACACCGGGGTGGACGTGGGTCGAGGCTGACTACTCTCAGATCGAGCTGAGGATCGCTGCATTCTGCGCCAACGAACGTACCATGATACGGATGTATAATGAAGGCGCTGACATCCACATGGAGACCACGATTGCGGTCACTGGGCTGCCGCGACACAAGGTCACCAAGGAGATACGCAAGAAGGTTGGCAAACCGGTCAACTTCGGCTTTCTGTATGGCATGGGTTGGATGAAGTTTATCTACACTGCCTTCAACAACTACGGCGTCAGATTCACTGAGCAGGAGGCTCGCGCTTACCGCGAAGCATACTTCAGGCTGTTCCCCGATCTGCTGACTTGGCATGACCGCCAGCGTCGTCTGGTCAGAGCTAATGGTCGAGTACAGTCGGCAATTGGTCGAGTGCGCCACCTGCCCGACATCGAGTCGCCTGAACAAGGAGTACGTGCAGAGGCCGAGCGACAGGCGATCAACTCACCGGTACAGGGCCTCGCCTCCGACATGGCTGTACTCAGCATGATCCACATCAACGAGCAGCTACGTGAACAAGGGCTAGATGACGCAGCTCACTGTCTCGGTCTTGTCCACGATGCGACCAACTGGGAGATTCGCGATGACAAGGTGGCTCAAGTGCTACCCATCATCAAGAACGGCATGGAAGATATGAGCTATCTGCGACGCAAGTTTGCTTTGAACATGACGCTGCCCATCATCGCAGATCTGAAGGTGGGGCGCCACTGGGGCGACTCGCTCGAGTTGACGCCCGAGCAAGTATACGACTACCCTGGGCTCGAGAAGATCGAAGAATACAACATCGCCTACTGATGATAGAATGGTGACATGCCGACCTCCAGCAACCTCTACATCGACCCTGCCATCGACACGGAGATCATCACCCATAGCGCGCTCAAGACGTTCAGGCGCTGCCCTCGACAGTACTACTACAAGTACGTCCAGAGGTTGAAGCCTAGAATGCTGGGCATCCCGCTCAAGCGAGGCACTTGGATGCATGAGCTTCTAGAGGTCCACCACGGCGGAGGCGACTGGAAGCTACGGCACATCGAGCTGTGCAAGAAGTACGACGAGCTGCTCGACGAGGAGAAGGATTACTACGGCAATCTGCCGGAGGAGTGCTACTCTCTCATGAGGGCTTACGTCTACTACTACGCAAACGACTCATGGGAGACAGTCGAGACTGAGTTTACCCTACAGGTCGAGCTGCCCATGAAGTCGGCGCTCGTGGTGTATCGGGGTCGAGTGGACACTCTCTTCACCGACATCTACGGCCTGTGGATCAACGACCATAAGACTCATGGTCGGTTACCTGACCTAACTTTCCGACTGCTCGACGGTCAGTCAGCTCTATACCTGTGGGCCGCGTTGGCCTCCGGCCTTGACGTCCAAGGCTTCAAGTGGAATTACCTAAGAACTGTCGGGCCGTCGAAGCCCCGAGTGGTCAAGGCTGGCGACCGCCTGTACAAGAACATGGGCGACACCGACTACCATACCTTCGGCCTCGAGATCAAGCGATTGCTCGCCGCCGGCGAGCTTAAGGGCATGACGCCGGACATCAAGCACATCCTGCTTCGGCTCAAAGCCCAACAGTATGTGCCGGGGGAGCCCCAGACTTCGCCATTCTTCAGACGCGACTCTCTTGAGAAGAGCGATGGGATGCTAGGTCAAGTCGTCGCTGAAGCGATCCACACCACCGCTAGAATCCGCAAGTATCCCTTCCACCGACCCGAGATGATCGAGCGGGTCATCGATCGCAGCTGCAGCTACTGCCCTTTCAGGGATCTCTGCACCGTAGAGCTCATGGGGGGAGATACCAAGTACCTCAAGAAGAACAACTTCAAGGTTGGCGATCCGATGGACTACTATCAGGACCGCATTCCGGACAAGAGGGAAGATGAATCTTAAGAGGAAGCCACAGTTCGAGACGAAGGACACCGAGTACGGCGACAGAGTCACGCTGAGCGGCCATATCATTCTCAGCATGCCTCTAACCCCAGGGGCGATGTCAGGTCGCAGCTACACTGCAAGCTGCACGCTATGCCGTGATCGACGACTCGCCATGGGCGAGCCCAGTGGCCCGACTGTGGGTGCCTTGGGTTTCTTCAGGGATGAGTCGCATCGCGACAGAATCATCAACAACCACCTGAAGGCCCACGATGGCCAGGGCGACCTGGTGCATGTCGTGCATCTGCCTCGCAGAGTCCGACTCATGAATCTGGAGGATGAGATCAAAGATGGCAACCGGCAAGGACTACGCGGCGATAGCCCGACAGCGGATCGTCAGGCCCGCCGAGCAGGACAAGAAGCCTAGGATCCTCGTCTACGGTCGTTACAAGAAGGGCAAGACGACCTTCGGCATCTCGGCCGGTGTGGAGAAGACGCTGATCGCCGACCCCGAGACCGGCACGTCGTACATGAAGGGCCTGAATCCACACGTCTGGCCCATCACGACCTGGACGGACCTCGACGAGCTGTATGGTTTCCTGCGACTGGGCAACCATCAGTATGAGTGGGTCGTGCTCGACGGTCTGTCGCGATTCAACGACATGGCTCTAGACTTCACCATGAAGGTCCGCGAGGAGCGCCAGATCGATGCCCAGCCCGGCATGGTCGCCCAGAAGGACTGGGGCCAGGCCGGCAAGTTGATGAAGACCATGATGGTCAACTTCCACAACCTCTCCAAGATGGGCATCATCTACACTGCTCAAGAGCGGCCGCTCGAGACGATCTCGTCAGAGGCTGACGAGGACGTCGAGCAGGAGAACATGGCCTTCGTGCCTGACATCCCCAAGGGCGTCCGAGCGACCGTGAACTCACTGGTCGATGTCATCGGTCGAATCTACGTGGTGCAGATCGAGGTCAACGGGGTCAAGAAGCTGCAGCGACGCATGTGGCTGGGAGATCATCCCATGTACGACACCGGCGCTCGCTCGGAGTACGTGCTGCCCGATTATCTGAAAGGGCCCACAGTACCGCGACTGCTGCAGCTTCTTAACGAGGGTAAGGTCGCTCGTCCGGCTCGAGCCAGCAAGAGCTGATACGTATTGACGGCCATGATATGATCGATGTACATCCCACAACAACAAGGAGGATAGCATGCCCAAGCCAGCGGCCGCTGCTGAGGCGCTCGACTTCACCAATGTGAAGGACGGGGGAGGCCAGTTCAGCAAGACTCGGTTCCCGGAGGCTGACTACAAGGCCCGGGTCACCCAGGTGCAGTCGGTCACACCCAAGAACGACCCGAACGCCAAGATGTGGCTCTTCACCATCGAGGTGACCTACAAGGGCCGCAAGGGCACCTACCCGTACTACGTCAAGCTCGTCGAGAACCAGCTGTGGAAGCTGCGCAACCTCTTCGCGGCGGCCGGCATGACAATCCCCCAGAAGCGAGTCAAGGTCGACCCCAACAAGGTCGTCGGCAAGTTCATCGGCGCTACGCTGCAGGACAGCGAGTACAACGGCCGCATCCAGTCGGAGGTGCAGTACGTCCTGCCTCTCGATAAGATCGAGGCCTACGACGGCGATCTCGAGGACCAGACCGACGACGAGGTCGAGGATGAGGAGGAGCTGGAGGAGGAGCTGGAGGAGGAGGTCGAGGACGAGGAGGAAGAAGAGGAGGAGAGCGAGGAGGACCGGCAGAAGCGGCTTCGCCGGGAGCGCGCTGCGGCTCGCAAGGCCAAGGCCGAGGCGGAGGCAGCCGCGGCGGCGGAGGAGCTCGACGAGGACGAGGACGAAGAGGAGGAGGAGGATACTCCGGCGCCCCGGCGGACCAAGAAGGCCGCTGGCCCCGCCCGCGGCAAGACCGCGAAGAAGACCACCTCCGCTAAGCGGCCGGCGCCCGCGGTGGACGACGACGAGCTGGAGGATCTCGACCTCGACGATCTGTAATACCCAGCAGTTGACGGTCAGTCGACCGTCATGCGATGATTGATGTGCCCGCCCGCCGCAGGCACTGCAGGACCCGATGGATGTTCTCCTAGTCGAGGGCAGCGTCAACCATCGGGTCCTGCTGGTGTGTGGGCCGATTCGCTCGATCGCCGCTCGATGCGCGATAATTGATGCGAGGAAGTTTCTAAGGATGGGGTAGGAGCGATCGGATGACCGGGCCTGAGACACGCATTCAGCGCCAAATGCAGGCGACAGTACGAGCACGTGGAGGTTACGTGCTCAAGGTTCATGGCTCACCCATGATGCCGAATGGCACCCCGGATCTTTTGGCGTGCTATAAGGGATACTTTCTAGCGTTTGAGGTCAAGACGCCCCAGACCAAGACCGACGTCTCGCCGGCGCAGCGCCTGAGACTGAAGCAGATCAGGGACGCCGGCGGGGGTGCTTATGTGGTGTGGGATGTCGACCGAGTCGAGGAGATTCTCGACTCCATCGATCGCATAATATCGGTCGTCGATGATGCGCTCGATTCGCTACCTGAGGAAGCCGCAGAAGGGGCTTTGGATCGATGGCATCGGTCAGTCGATAAATGATGCGCAGGCCCATGCTAACATTCTCTACATCGCTTTAAGACGCTTTACACACGGATGAGCCCCTCGCGAGAGGGGCCCACTCGCTAGTCGGTCAGCGCCTGGATGTCAGGAGTGAGAGCCTCCTTCAGCCCCTCTTGCAGGTAAGCCGCCATGCTGAACTGGTAATCGATGAACTCCCTCAAGTGGGAGCCGGGGTCCTCCCCGTAGATGCGGTATGACATGCGACGGGCTAGGCTCTTGCACAGATCGTAGATGCCCTGGTTCTCCAGCACCTTCGCCAGCTCCTCCTGGGGCGTCACACCCAGAGCAGCTGCGGCGACAGTCATGCGATAGATGTGAACCCAGTCGTCCAGGGTGAGCACCTGCAGGAAGTGTCCCTGAGCGACCCCATCGGGCAGCTTGTTGGTCATGTGGTGGATGGTAGAGTAGGGATTGATCACCGTCATCTCGGCGGTCTGGGTCATGGTTAAGCCCCCTTGATTGCGGCTTTGTCGACATATTCATCGACTTAATCATGCTACTGCGTCCCGCAAATCATGGCAAGGCTCAACACACCACCAGACCCGGGAGCGTGGGGTCTCCCGGGTCTGGCGTCAGTGGGTGATCAGTAGGTCAGCGTGCCGTCGCCGATGCCGTCGCGGATCTGGGCCTTGTCCTCGACCGTCAGGTGCGACCACTCGCTGCGGAACTTGGCCAGGCTGTAGTCGGGCGAGTTCGGGTCGACCTTCTGCGCGAAGAACTTGTGGACTTCGGCCAGATTGGCAGCGGTCATGAGTAGCTCCCTCGAATCAGCTGCCCCCGTGTGGGGCGGCGATAAGATAAGTATAGGGGCTCAAGCGGCTGTTCGTCAAGGCTTGGGGCAGATAAGCTGAGCGACCCCCGGGACGGGGGAAGTCGTTTACCGGGGGTCGTCAGGTCGCACCTTCCCTATAGCACAAGCCGACTGAAGACGGCGACCCATCGGGGGTCGCAGATCATATACTATCACACACCAGAACTCCTCGATCTAGCCAGCGGGGGGAGGGGCTGTGATCGAGGAGTCCTGACCGGGCCGGTCGCTCAGGCGATGCCTGCCCGTGTAGATCGGCTGCCTGGGTGTGGAGTGCCCAAGGGTGAGCCGGTCGCTTCAATCACTCTATGACATCACGATCAGGGTTGTCAAGGAGAATCTTGTTGAACTCTACCTCTGAGATGTCTCCGTTGTGGTACCTACAGTAAGGGTGCCCGGTGGGCTGGTTCTTGAGCTCCGGCGAAGGACCACAGAGCAGCGCGATGGGCTCTTCGTCCCCACACCAGGTGATCTGGGGGTGGAACTTGCAGAATCGAGTGCCAGCGACGGTCGGGCTGGTGCACTTCACGGTCAGGCCCTTGACCTTTGGGTGCGGCCAGCTGTGGCTGCAGATAACCCCGTGCTTGCGCTGGCGGTCCCCGATGCTGGAGTTTAGACGAGCGAGCATGTCGTCCTCCGAGAGAGGATCGACCTTAGCGACCGCGCGGCCGGCGCGGCGCTTGGGCTCACCGGGGGTGGATGAACGGTTTGACCGAGCAGGCGACTTACCAGACTGCCAGGCGGTGAACTTGGTCTTGAGCTCCGGCAGATCGTCCTGCCCGATCACGTAGCGGGCGCCCTGTCCCACCGGAGCGAGGGGGCTGGCGGACGAGCGGAGAAACTTGCGCAAGGTGCGAGCGTCGGTTCCGAGCTCTGAGGCGACCTTGGCAGTGTCGAGCGAATCTGTCGACATTGGTACTCCCAGTCGTGAGGTGCAGCGTCTAGTCTAGTATATCACCACACGACTGGGAGCGTCAAGGCCGCACTTAGACGGGCTCCACGTCCTGCCCGACCGTCGTCGAGGAGGCCCCCCCGCTGTTCGACACGTTGTCCACGATGGCCGATGCGACCTTATCGATGGTTATCGAGTCCGGCAGAGCGACCAGGTCGCCGGCGCCATCCACCTCCACCTCGGCCAGCAGCAGCGCGTCGCCCACGATCACGCCGTCGTAGAAGGTTGTCGCCCGATTGTTCTGGGGCAGTCGAAGACGTAGGCCGTCATCATCGACCAGCATTACCACGGTCGGATACCTCGTCCAGTTCACCGAGCCCGGGGTCCACATCAGCGCGTGGAGAGATCGCGTCCGCACGATCTCGGGCATTTCGCTGGGGAAAAACGCTCGTACCTCGCTGAGCTGGGTGTGGTAGTCGTCGCTGAGCTTCACCTCCTTCATCGGCTGGGCGTCGTCGGCCGGGATCAATATACCTCTCATCACTTCCCCTTCTTGCTGCGTCGAGCGCGGGGGTGATGTACCACGACCCCCTCGCGCACTGTGGATGAACTCTTGGCCCGTCCCTGGGGTGACGCAAGGAACATGACCTGGTGGGGGGCGCAAGCGCTGCACTCAGCGCCGGGATAGACGCCGGTCACGTGCGTCTCACCGTAGGATCGGGGCCTCATGAACTCTGTAGCGATATCCCCGAAGCTGTTACCGCTGGACGTCTGCGCTGAACGAGGGTCGGTGGCGAGCAGCGCGAAGATAGGTTCCTGGTTCGGGCTGAGCGAGCGAGCGATCATTCTGGCCTCCAGGTAGATACCCGATGTAGATCGGGTCTGGGAGCGGCCCTGAGCTGGGCAGCGCTCCTAGTATATCAAACCACCTATCTGATGTCAACTCAAGCGATCGAGCGAGGCGGCTGTCCAAGGCTCGTCGCAGTCGGCGCAGCCGAACACCACCTCGTGCTCGCAGTCGGGCGATGGCACGAACACCGGATGGCCAAGTGAGTCGACTCCGAAGATGTCGCCATGAGTCGCGACGAGCATCATCCATCTGTGTTGACCAGGCGTACAGGTAGAAGCCGATCCAGGCTCTACAGAATCTTCGGACTCGATGTGATCGCCCTCGGGCATGAGATCCCCTAGACCTAGTAGCGACGGTAGTTATCGTGAGAGATGCCGCATACAGCACAGCGGCGTATAGAGCCATCGAAATAAGGCTCAAGAGGAGTCCCAATGAAAGCGTGATGTTTTCTGAAGTAGGCGAAGACGGTCGGTCGCCGGCAGTAGAAGCACCAGTCGTGTGGGCCGTACTCTTGGATGAGTTCAGAGCTTGGCGCCCAAACCTTCTCAACGACCTTCTTGCTGACGTTGCCCTTGCCGTCGACGACGAGCATGGGCTTTCCGGTCTTGGGGTCTCGGACGAGGAACCTGCGGGTCGGCGGCTTGTAAGACACCCCCCTACACTGAAGCACGGCGTTGTGAATCGAACCGTCCTCGATCCTCGGAAGAACGTAGTCGACGCCGGACTGATAGTGAGTGACATCTTTGCGCCTCCATGGCGAAGTCTGGTTGAACCTCACCCACAGCCTCCATCCGTCAGACCTCGCGGCCTGGTGCGGATACATCGGCGGCGTCTCGGTGAAGAACTTCCTAAACGTCTTGTCCTCTAGCAGGTCTCCGAGTGGTATCAGGGTGATCGGGGTCATTGGGTCAGTGGCTCCTGGTGTCGTCGAGCAGCGTCGTGGCATCACTATATCAGCCCTAGCAAAGGTCGCGCAACTGCTCTGTCCGGTGGGTTGATAAGTAATAAACTCTGTGCGATGATTGAACCTCAAGAAAGGGGGCGACCTTGGACAGGCGCCAAGCTGAGGATGTATTAAGCATCATATCGCAAGCGTGGGGGCCCTCAGAAAACACTGGATACTGCTTCTTCCCCTGGATCAACCGACGTGAGCAGGCACAGGGTAAGGGGGGATTCCACAGCGTAGCCTTCGAGTGGCCGACCGAGCGGGATGAGATCGTCGACCACATGCTCAAGCACCAACACGACGATCTGTACTGGTGCCCGGTCATATTCGACGGCCCACACCGACAAGAGGGCCTGGCCCACGAGGAGTACGCACTGTGGGCCGACCTAGACGAGGCAGATCCACACCGCATAGAGTCGCGGTGGAAGCCCACCGTGGCCTGGGAGACGTCGCCGGGCAGGTATCAGGCCATCTGGCTGCTCAAGGACCACGACAACGAAGATCTCTACGGCGCGGCCCGCCAGTCTGGTGAGAACCGGCTGATGACCCACATGCTAGGCGCTGACCCCAGCGGGTGGGATATCACCCAGCTGCTCAGGGTGCCAGGCTGGGTCAACCACAAGGCGGAGTACTCAGCGCCGGGCAGGCATCCCCAGGGTAAGCTGCTGTGGTCCGATGGACCTCGCTATGAAGCTGTGAGCTTCAACGATCTGCCGCCCTTGCCCAAGGGCTTCCACATGGTGGAGTTCGACGAGGACCTGCTCAAGGAGGTCGAGGAGGTCGACCGGCACGAACTCGCCAAGCGCATCGGTCCGATGCTGCCCAAGCGGGCTCAGAATCTGCTGAAGGCCAAGAGCGTCAATGGCGACGACCGCAGCAAGACTCTATGGTATCTGACCCAGTGTCTCGCCGAAGCGGAATGCACCGTGGCGGAGATCATAGCCATGGTCCGCCCGACCATCTGGAACAAGTTCGACGGCCGTGCCGACGAGCTCAGACGCTTGGGCGCTGACGCAGTGGCCGCGGTCGACACCCACGAGGAGAAGGCCGCCGGCGGGCCCCTGCCGGTCAAGCGTAACTGGAAACAGGGCATGGCCTTCGTCAAGAGGCCCCTCTGGCTCATACCCGGCCTCATCGTGCAGGGCAGTGTGGGCTTCATCGCCGGCGAGCCCAAGACCCGCAAGAGCTGGGTCGGTCTCGATCTCGCATTCTCAATCGCTCTCGCGGGTAAGGGCGTTCAAGCGAGATTTATGAACTACTTCGACGTCAATGAGGGCGGCCCGGTTCTATATCTCATTCTCGAAGACGCCCTGCCGGTGGTGAAGAGCCGCGGTGAGAAGATCTGGGCGTCCAAAGCCGCTGAGGCCTGGGGTATCGCCCTGACGGACGAGGGCGTGGAGCTCGGTCGCGACTTCATGTCCTCCGAGCCCGACCCGGACATCGACTATGTAGGCGACTGTGTGGTGCAGCTGTCGTCCGAGCGCGGCCGAGACTGGCTCTCCCTGATGATCGGTGAGGGACAGCTAGGCACCAACCGGCCCTACAAAGCCCTCATCATCGACACCATGATGCGCTCCGCTGGGGATGTCGATGAGAATAAATCCCTGGAGCTCATGACCAAGCTGCTGGGTCCTCTCACCACCCTGTCTCGACGACACAGCCTGAATATCATAGTAGTACACCACTTCAAGAAAGCCTCCAAAGATGGCTCCGCCCGCGGCGGTCAGCGCATGCTCGGCTCTCAAGCCTTCCACGCCTGGGCGGAGGACTCACTCTACCTGACCACCGACGGCCACGACCTAGTGGTGGAGGCAGAGTCCAAGTCAACCGAGTCCTCCACACATAGATTCTCCTTCAACGGTCCCCGAGGCACCTGGTCGCCCACCCACGAGGCCAACTTGATCAACACCCCCCAACCTACCGAGCTCGACTTCGCCGGTGTCCATCGACCCAAGCCTAAGCAACCGAGCCTCAACCCGACCACAGCCAAGGTACTTGCAGCCCTGGTCACCCTAGGCCCGGACACCCACCACCACGCTATCGCCAAAGCCGCCGACCTGACCTACAACGACGCCAAGCATCATCTCAATCTTCTCTGCCAGTCCAAGCTGATCACCCACACCACCGTGGCTGGCACTCAGCGCTGGTCCCCCAAAGCATGACAATCAAAGGACAAATGCGAGTCAAAGCAGGACAGACATAAACCTCTCACGCGCGCGCCCCTTGTGCTCGCATGCATGCGCTCCCCACCTTAAGGTGGGGGGAGCATCATGCATTGCGAGTGCAAGCGAACTAAAAACTACATGGCGTCGGTTGAGGCCACGCCACTCGCTCCGCTCGGGCAGCGTACTCAACGGTGACACAGGCTGTATACACACACCCGCCCTGCCCCGCGGTGGGGCGCACCACATGTCCCACACCGCCACTCTGCGCGTTCCGCGCGCCGGGCGGTGGGGCAGTGGGGCCTCCTAGGGCGGGGCTTTAAGGGGGAGGGAGGACTAGAGGGGTCGACATCGAGATCAGGTTGATGATAAAATGGTCACATGATACAACGACTGCAAGCGGCTCCGCTAGGCCGACCGCCCAGCTTCAAGGAGCCCGCCACATTACCGCCCTTCACCGCGGAGGCCACGCTCAAGCGCGCGGTCGAGCGACTCGCCTCTCTGGAGGGACTGCCCAAGTCCGAGATCATGCGACGCGCCATGAAGCTGGGCATGCGACAGCTTCTGCGGGAGCGCAAGGGCGAGCTCGACCCCATGGTGCGCGCCGCCTTCGACGCGGGCTTCGATGAGGCTCGCGGTCTCGAGGAGATCGAGCAGTCCGACGAGGCGGAGCTCGCCACAGCCGCCTTCAACTCTTTTGTAGAAGGATGGAGGGCCGTCTGATGGGATACGCACAGGAGCTTCACGGTCTCGACCGAGAGATCCAAGAGCAGGTCAATCTCAAGGAGACCGACGCAGACGCCGCAAGGCGTTTCGCCACGGAGCTCGAGGAGCTGAAGGCCGACCACCAGCGCGCTCTGAAGCTGGTCGCCGACCTCTACACGGCCGGCACGGGCCGCGAGGGTGTGGGGCCCATACGGGGGGTCGTCGAGGACGTCGTCGAGGAGCGACTTCGGCTGCATCGCACGATACACACGATGCATCGCATGATCCACACTCTTCGCGAAGAGTGCGTCACCGAGCTGAGCTACAAGGAGATCGACGACATCGCCGGCGAAGAGCCCCGGTGCGCTGAGTGCCACGGCCATGGTATGGGCTCAGGCCAGGAGCTCGTGCCGGTCTCACTCCGGATCATGTGGCCAGACGAGGCGGGCGATCCGCCAAACTTCGACAAGATCGACGCCGCTCTGGCGTCTGTGGGACTGCGGAGAGTGTAGGGATGATGGACGAGGACTTGGGAGTCGTCAGTAGGGTCGTCAGAGAGAACTACGCCGGCATCGGCGACGACGGTAGCGGCATCTACCTGCATCCGGCCAAGTGGAACTGTGCACGTCTGCCGGGTAGTGAGGAGGTTCTGCTGGCCTACTTCTTCAAGCTCATCTACATGGAGCGGGTCAGGCAAATCAAGAGGTGGGGCGACCAGCGACACCCTGACGGGACTGGCGAGGGCTACGCGGAGCTCGCTGCATACCTGAAGACTCGGTGCCAGGACAACGCTGCTCGCGGCAAGGTGGCCTGGCTCGATATTCTAATGGAGGAGGTCGGCGAGGTCGCTGAGTGCGACCCGATAACTGAGGCGGAGCAGCTTCAGCTTCCCCGAGCTGAGATGGAGCGGGATCTTGAGGCGGAGATGGTGCAGTCCGCTGCGGTGATCGCCGCCTGGTACTCGGACATCTGCCGCAGGGAGTTGCCGGGCAAGTTCGTAGTAAAGCCTCAGGGGACAAGAGCCGACGGGCTACACGACGACGCGCCAGCCATACAGGCTGCGGTGGATCAGGTCGTGAGCTGGCACAAGTTGGACGACGGCGGCGCGTCCGCCCACGGTCTGGGTCTGCCGGGCGCTCAGCCTGATGGGCGGGGCGAGACGTTCGACCGAGATGGTACCATGGCCTACACACAGTGGGGCCTCACAGGTCAGCAGGGTGTGGAGCGACTGCGCGACGCCATCAGGAAGTTGCAGGACGAGCATGGCGGTCAGCTGCCTGAGGGTAAGTACACGATAGATCTGAGGGGAGATGACGATGAGACTCCTGAGCAGGCTGGGTCGTAAGTCGCCGGTGGGTGTGGACTACGAGCCGCTGAGGATCGACGCCGGGATGTATCACGACCTCAAGGTCATGGGATCCTCAGTCGAGCGGGCCAGCGCGAACTACCACAACGCCACTAACGAGTGGATGTTCGGCCTGGGCGTCTTCCGCAACATACGGCTAGACGCTCTGCATCTGGTGCGGCTGGTGTCCTATGACGTCGGCACCGTCATGGATCGCACGAGGGACGGCGGCAGGAACTTCGTCTATCGCATATCCGCGCGGTGGTACCTAGGTGAGAGGGAGTGGCAGGTTGGTCAGAACAGCTTGACCATTCTCCACACGCCGCCGCAGCTCGTCAACGTGCTCGCCTCGGACTTCGACGAGTGGTGGAAGATCTACAACGAACAGAAGGAGAAGTGGGCATGATGATGGTCAGGGAGGATGGTCAGGAGTATCGGGGCAAGAGGCTGACCCGCGAGCAGGTCGACATCGTCGAGAAGCGGCTGAGCGAGACTCTTGACCGCTGGTCGGGTGTGGGTCATACCGTGGAGGGCGCACGACTGCACGTCGAAGCTGAGTTCCTGCAGACTCTGATCGAGGAGCTCAGCGAGGGCTCGCTCGACGCTGACGTCGGCTCAACGGCCGAGCAGATCGCCGCTCTCGAGGGTCAGCTGGCCATGGCCAAGAAGTGCCTGAGGGGTATCGGACTGCCTGAGACCACCATCAACATGATTCTCTCGGGTGGGGTGACGCCGGCTGCGGTGGGTCAGGTGGAGACGAACGAGATCGGCGACACAGTGAGGGACCAGGCTGAGGGGTTGGAGAGCCTGAAGGTAGAGATAGCTAGGTCGCCACGACACAAGGCTAAGCTGGTTCTGCAGCAGGTTCTTGAGGGCTGGGGTGTGGGGGGTTTCGACAACGATGGCATGAACGACCCTGCACCCTCTGAGAGGGTGATGGCCCGGCAGCTGATGGACGCGCTCGATGAGGAAGGCATTCTCAAGGCCCTGTACGCCGCTGGACTCAAGCGGGGCTTGGCTCGAGGGCAGCACCCCGGCGACGACTTCGGCTATCGGGCGGTTCGAGCTGACACGTTGCAGAAGCTTGACGTCATGTTCTACAAGTACTGGCTCGCCAGGTAGCTCTGTTGTGGGATGAGAGGTGCAGCTCTTTCTTCTGATCTTGTGGATCACTTCGTGCACGCTAGGTCTGATAGCATGGGTGCCTGGGCTCACCGGCAGGTGGCCCTGGCCACCATTCAGGGAGATAACTATGACGTACGGCAGAGAGTCTGGCGACTGGGGTGATGGCGATCCTCAGGCTGAGATCGAGCCCGGACCGGGTGACCATGGTACCTGCGCGGTCTGCGGCGAGGAGATCATTCTGACGCCCGTCCAGGGCATGGAGCTCAAGTGGCTCCACATGAACGCTGTGCAGGACGGCGAGATATGGGTCAGTCTTGACGCTGAGCGCAACGACCATGAGGCTCAGCTGGGCGGTCCGGCCTGATGAAGCAGCTGATGTGGGGCAAGAGCAAGGAGAGCGGGGTGTGGTGGGCGAGGACATATCGGTGGAGGCTCATGTGGAACGACCACGACTCGCTCTACGTCTGCGTGGGCAAGGCCAGACTGAGGCTCATGAAGCCCGGAAAGTTTAGAAGAGTGGAGGGGGATCATGGGGCATCCCGGAGAGGGTAGGGAGGTCGAGTATCGGGGTCTGCTGGAGTATCGGTGGACCGCAGGCTGCTCGCCGACGGTGGGCATAGATCAGGTACGTAAGGTCATGATGGCTCGATGCGGTTCATGTGGGAGCCACACGGCTGAGTATCCACTATACGTCAGCGCAGGGGGTGTGCCCGCTAGGCTAGGCAGAGACAGGTCTGAGGAGCATGAGCACGACGCTCCGCTAGGTGTAGGATGGGTCGATGCCGAGGTGCTGATGGAGTGGACCACCAGGCATCTAGACAGCACCATCGCTGTGATGAGGGGGTTATTCTGATGACATCTGTATCCGTATCTGTATACCCACCCCGACAGGTGTATGCGGCCGCCCTCTGCTCGGTCAGGGGGGAGTGGGATGAGCTGCGGTGGCAGATCTACGACCGGGCCCGGGCGATGGGACTCTTTCTGGCTAGGCCTGGGGAGGGTCCGCAGCGCTTCGGGCCTGGCCTGAATGAGGCCATGGTACAGTACGACTATGCACGAGAACAGATCAGATCTCTGGTGGCTACTAATGGCGTGCTGAGACTGCACGGCCGGGAGCACGTGAGAGTCGTCACGCCGCTGTTCACCTATGATCTGAGGAATGCTGGGCGGTGGGCCGGTAGGACCTGGTTCGGTCTGTGGTCTAGTGAGGGCTGGAGGCAGGGTGAGCCTAGGTGGCAGTGGGGCTCGATGAGAGAGCAGCAGGCCAAAACGCTGATGGAGGTTCTGCTGAGGTCAGGCCCGTGGGCCGATGAGCTGGGGCAGCCTGTCGATATGGGTCAGGGCAGAAGGAGGGCTGATCGGCCGGTGGACACTGATGAGCTTATGTGGTGGCTGGGACTGGCCGACAGAGAAGCTGAGAGAGAAGCTGAGAGTGTCTGAGCATGAGGTTCAGGGGCAGACTCCGGGGGAGACTCGGAGTAAGGGTCTGAGGGGCTCGCTGGTCGGTAAGGCTCTGGATCCTTCGAGACCGATGACCGCCAGGGAGCTCCAGGGGGATATGCACTGGATGAGGGAGGTCAGGAGGCAGGGCAGCGGCAGGAGGAATGACGACACTAGTCTGAGAGAGATCACCGCTGAGGATCGGGGGAAGTCGGGTCATAACAGGGGGGTCGCGGTCAGGGTCGCCTGGTGTGGGGCCGAGAGTGAGGCCGCCATCAAGAGCGGGTGGGCCGCCGACAAGGCCCGGGCTGGAAGCCGACTCAAGATGACGCAGAATAGGGGGATAGTCACCTGCGCTGATTGCATCGAAGCTGAGCTGAAGCATCATGAGTCAGAGACTGAGGGGAAGTAAGTGGCTAAGTCTGGGGTTGGATCAGCTGAGAGTGGAGAGAGGTCGGTGCCCCGGCAGCAGGTGGACCGACTGGTCAGGTCTCGCATCGCTGAGATCATGTCTGCGGCCGGTGTGGACATTGGCAGGATCGGCCTGGAGGTGGTGTGGGATCTGCCGCCGGACTTTGTCAGGGCCTATGAGAATCTATGGCGGCTGGTCGCTGAGGGCGACAGGTTGATCGATGGCCGGGGTGAGTTGGGCAAGGACGCTGAGGTCGGAAGGGCCAAGGATCCAAAGAGCAGTCAGATGGGCGGTGGAGCTAATGGCAGGACTAAGGACACGGATCGCAGTAGGTCTCGCCTGGACACTGTTGTGGTTAGGTCGGGCGGCTCAGCTCGTCGTCGGGGGGCTGGGAGTCGCGCTCCTGGTGGTGTGGGGGCTAATGGCCTGGAGGGCGCTGCGGAGCTGAAGGAGCGGGTCGACAAGCGGCTGAGGGCCATCGCCAGGGATGTGATAGGGGAGCTCATGGAGCTGTACGGCCTGGACGTGAGCACGGGGGAGATCCGGGTGAGGGTGGACACAGCAAAGGTCGGGCAGATGAGGGGGGCTCTGGCCCGGGCAGCGAAGGTCGGTGATGATATCGACGACTCGCTCGATGAATGATTTTGGGGCTGTCTAGGGAAGCGTGATCGACTCTTTAGTCGATCGGGATAGGCCTTCATGACGAATGATGCATGGGGGCCTATCTTGCTGTCTAGGGATTGATGATATCGAATCGTGATTGGGAGTTGGGTCACTCTTATCTTGTTGGGGGGTGATAGTGAGGCTTATTCTAACCCGGGGGCTGCGGGTGCGGGTGATGGTGGTGTACAGGGTATAGCGTGCGTGAGGACGTGAATAACAACGGGGGGTGGAAGATAGGTTCGAAGCAAACAATGGGTACGAGCGGACTAAGATTACAACGGTCATATCCACGTAAAATCTACGGGGTAGTGCTTAACACTCAACGGACTACATAGTAACACACAGCGGACCACTTTCTCAAAACGCCCACACAGGGTAAGGCCGCACCCGTTTGACATGAGTACGTTGTTCGAAACGTCGACGGGCGCGGGTAAAGGAACTTTCCGCCCTGTAGCGACTGTAAAATTCAGGTAAAACTCCCAAATCATCTCAAAAAGGGATTGATATCATCAAATAAATTGATTGATATCTCAAAAAAAGCCCGTTCTTATGCGGTAAGAGTCTCGCGCCGGCGCGTCGCCGGGCGCCAGCGCATATAGCGCCCCTGCACGTCATACGCACGCGAGTGAGAGGGCCGTAGAATCATAAATTAATGCAGTCGTTATAACTTGTCATCCGCCTGACAGTGTCCGATTCGCGAAAAACGAGTCGTCTTGTCGCATAAATCGGTTGACATTTGTCGAGGTCGCACAAATTGAACAGATAAGACGTATACAATCAACTGGAAACGGATTTTAGTTTCGAAAATTCCAGACTGATCTAGGATATAACCTGAAAACCATCCAAATTGGACATATCCTGGGATACTGCCCGGAGAATGATCGGTTAGGGGGCTATGAATGGCCCACTTCAATACTACCATACGTGGCAAGGTTTGTCAAGGCTGCGCAGGATACAACTTGCCCAGGAGCCGCGGCGATATAGATGGCGCGCACGCGCGAATATCATTGATCGATAAAAAAGTAAAGGTTCCTGGGCGATCGATGGCTAATCGTTATTCATAAAGGGTCTTCAAAAGTCGTCCGTTTTAAGGTGATTTGGAGCTTGACAAGGGGGCGAGGGGGGTATATATTTAAGGCATGAACGAGGGGGGAATCGCCCCCCACAAGGGAAGGATTGAATATCATGGCCACCGCGAAGACCGCCTTCACCGCCGCCACCCTCGCCGCCGAGTTCGGGACCAACCCGAAGGAGCTGCGCAAGTTCCTCCGCACCCCCGAGTCCGGGATCGAGCCGGTCGGCAAGGGCGCCCGCTACAACATCGAGCTGACCCCCGCCGCGACGACCAAGCTGCGCAAGAAGTTCCAGGACTGGTCCGCGGCCGCCGAGAAGGCGCGCGAAGAGCGGAAGCAGATGCTCGAGGACGCGGCCGCGAACAAGCTCAACGTCCTGACGATCGCGGTCGAATCGGAAGTGGTTGAGACCGACGACGAGGTCCCGGCCGAGGAGCTCGACTTCGAGAACATGACCGACGCCGACATCGAGGCCGCGCTCGACGAGATCGTCGCCGAGGACGCCGAGAAGGATGAGGCCTGACATAAACACCCTAACGCTCCGCCCCTGAGGGGGCGGGGCGAAGGTGTGTGTATACGTGTGTGTATTGTAGGGGATGAACAAAAACCCTATCATCTTAAGGGGTTGATATCGGCTAAGTGATCACTCGCGGCACTTACCTGACACGTCAGGGTGTGGGCAAAATAGAGTGTGGCGATGAGTTGATATAGCGCTAGGAGGCGCTGAGAGGGGGTTGGAAGGCACCGCGGGGAGCAGCCGTTAATCTGGATATCCTGCTCCCCCGAGCGGCGCTTAAAAAGCCCTGTGAGTGCCTTGACATGCGTGGCATGAGGGGGTAGTATTGCCTTATGAACAAATACATTGAAGCCTCGCTCAAGATCGACCTCGCGCAGGTGATCACCGCGCTTGCCGAAGAGTTGATCGACGTCACCGACCTCTGGCAGGTGATCACCGACCCGCCGACGAACGAGGAAGATCTCATGGACTTCATCGATCGCGACGACATACAGCAGCTATACTTCGTGATCAAGACGGTCAAGAGCTTGACCAAACATCTCGACCCGATGCTCATGGTATCCCTGCGCAAGCAGCTCGTTGTTCTGCAAGAAGAGAATGAATGCGACACCTGCGGGGGGACTCTGCTGATCAGCTGCACTTGCGAGGGCTGACACCTTGACACGGGGGGCACACGGGGTATAGTATAACACTGATCGACCGACAACACAAAACACTCCACAGGAGGGTATCATGAGCGGCGCATACAACATCACGACCCTGAAGCGCAAGATCTCACCCAAGAAGGTGCTCATGTGGTCACTCGCCGGCCCCGTCGCGATCTTCGCGCTCTTCATCATGATCGCGCTGGGTGTGGGATTCGCGCAAGCGATCGGCAGCAACCACTCGCCCAACCAGATCACGATCGAGAAGACAAACTCGATGTACGACGACTGCGTGACCTTCGCGAACGCTCGCGGGTACTCAAGCGACATATGCGAGTCGCTCACTCACACCGACAAGACCGTCTCAAGCTTCAACGACGGCTTCGTGACATCTAAGCAGGACGACTGCCAGCAGGGCGACGCGAAGGCATGCGAATGGGTTAAGACCAACGACTGAACTCTGCGACGCCCGCGCGATGCGCGGGTAGTCGCATGTCTACAATCAACTGGAAACGGATTCTTTTTTCGGAAATTCTGGATTATTCCATATATGGCTCATGTCGAACATGTCCCATATGTCCGTTTCCACTTGATCGAGATGGTTTTCCGATCAATCTCATTGTATCATGATCGCGCCCCCTCGTCAAGGAGGTAAAACGGTGTTTTGAGGCATGATGTTTTGACCTGCATATCTAAGATATCCGAGTGCAAACATCTTGCTCCTGCGCCCCTTATTTACTTGATCGATAATAAAAGATCTTGTAAAAACCCCTTGCGCATGCGCGCGCGAGGGGGTATCATTAAAGCATGAACATTCGATTGATCGATCTCGATTATCTCGCGCGCATCGATCGCGCGATTGCGCAGGGGAAACCGATCATCAAGAAGTCCGATCACCCCTATCCCGATGAGGGCATGATGTTTTGCCCCGAATGCGACAGCAAGATCGACTACTTCGATGATCGTGATCATCTGATCATCAACCCGAGCGATTCCGATCACGCATTCATCGCAATCTGTTGCGAGGGATATCATCCCCTTGCGATATAACTGATCATGCCCGATGCGCAGGGGGCAAAAGATCTTGAACTGCCCCCTTGCGCATCGCGCATCGATCCCCTATAATTTAATTAATCGATCAAAAATGATTCGAAGGGAATCTGATCATGCGCCAGATCGAAGTGATCGCATACGAACTGCTCTCGATGCCCGAGGTCGCCGATCTTCGCGCGACGCGCGACGCGATCGAGCTCGCGGATCTGATCATCAACAACGGCCCCGACGCGCTGATCACTTTTCTCGATGACAAACTCGATCTTGACGACGACGATGCATGCATTGAGATCATGGACGAACTGCGCGAGATCATGACCGAGATGATCTTGCACCCAGTCGACTGATCATCAATGCCCTGATTCCTCCCCCAGGGGGGTTGAGGGGCAAGATGTTTTGACCTGGATATCTTAGATATCCCGGCTAAAACATCTTGTCGCAGGGGGCGAATGAGGGGGTTCAAATTACTCGCGGGTAACCCTTGACGTAGGGGGTTGCGCATGCGATGATTAATGCATGACGAACGATGAACTGATCGAACACCCGATGCGCACGAACGCGATCATCGCAACTGCGCGATCGATGAACATCTCTGACTCTGATCTTCTCTCTTACGCGATCGACGCGATCGACGAACTCGATCATCACGCTTACGACGCGCTCGACGATCCGCGCATCTCGATCATTCTGATCATCAACGCATTGACGGGATCTGACGACGATCACGACGACATGATCCATGATCTCACGCACGCGCTGAACATGATCGACAAATGCACCGATCATCCCCAAAACTGCGCATCTTGCTGCGATCTCGATGATTAAAACATCTCCCCCGCGCCCCCTTGACGAACAGGGGGCGCGGGGGGTATGATTAAGGCATGAACTCGATCGAACGACTCGCTTGCCGAATGATCGACGCTATGCCGATCTCCTTCTACGAATCGCGCGCTGCATTGATCCCTTATTATACACTGATTTACACGCCGCTGCGACTGCTTGATCTCCGACGCAATATTCGATCATTCCTCGCCGACGCGATCATGGAAAACTCCGATCATCTCGACTGATCACTGCCCCCGCGCAATGCGGGGGTAAGATCATGTGTGCGTAAGATCGGTGTGGGATGATATGGTATAGGGGTTTATATGGGGCGCCTTATATATGCCCTTATATGGATGCATCATATATCCGATCATATATCATTGATTGATAATGATATGCATGCATTGATATCATCCGCATCATGCATCTATGCATATGATGCATCTGCATGCATATATCCCCTTCTGATATGCAATGCGAATCGATATCCTATATATCCTTATTCATCCAGATTGTTTCCATCTATCCATATTCATATGCATTCCTGTGAGATTGGATGAGTCATGGTCATGTGAGATGCGTGAGATGAGATGGGATGCATGTCCGTTATGAACCCCCCCGGGTGGAAACGTGGGGATAAATCCGATCCCCATCTTTCGGACGATGTCTCAGACCGGCTACCTATCTCCCGTGGGAGCCATTATTCAATAATTGACCGACCGTCACAGAGCTGATATGATCGCCTCATGGAACAAATCGAGCAGCACCTCATCGGCTACCTCAACACCACTCCCGACGAGTTTGAGCGCCGCTTCCTGCCCACCTACCTGCGCAACGTGAACGACTGCGTCGCCCTCTCCCTGCGGCTCTTCCAGCACAGCTCGACCGCCCGGGTCGCACCGGTCTCCGTCACCACCATGACCCTCGAGCCCATGTGCAAGTATCTCGCCAGCTACATCAATAGCGTCCTCTCCACCCGGCACCCGTCCATACAGATACAGCGGGAGCTCGAGAGGCTGTTCGCGATCAAGTTCGACCTCAACACGATCGTCATCGATCTGCCGGCGCACGAGTCGAACTCCCCCATCAAGTACTGATAGGATATGCCCATGCGCATGCATCTGAAGATTCTGCAAGCACTGAATGCGACCTACCTGGGTGTGGGACTCGGTCTCTGGGCCGGCGCTCTGCTGCTCGCCCTGCCTCTCTCGAGCTGCTGCAGCGGTACAGACTGCACTCCAGCCAGCCCAACCTCCCAGAACCCCACCCCGCGCATCACCAACCCAGCGCCCTCGCTCATGACGGGCACCAATCTACCGACCGCGATTGGAACGATACGTTGAGACGCTCCACACGAGCCCTGACCGCCGCTCTGACGGCGGCCATCATGGCCACGAGCCTGGTCGCCTGCGACAAGAACAGCGGTAACAGCTCCTCGCCGCCCCAGTCCGCGACCCACGTCTGCCCGACGGACGACGACCACTGGTCCTGGTGCAGCAACAATCCGGACAACCAGGGCAGCAGCGCCGCCGCAGCGGTGCCCGCGCCTCAGGTCGACGCTGGATCGCCTGGACGTCCGCCCAGGATACCGGGGCCTGAGGCTCCGCTGCCCCAGGGGCCGGGCTTCTGCGCCACCAAGGCCGATCCGCCGGACACCGGCCTCCACATCGATCCGATCGACGACGAGGTTGTCGCCACCACGCTGAACTCCTGCGCCGGCGGTCTGCAGCTCGCGCCCAAGAAGTTCATGCTCGTGCTGACGATCTACTGGCACACCAAGAACAGCACGGTGTGGATTCCGCTGGCCACGCCGGGGCAGACGACCGACGTACGCATACCCTACCAGTACCCGGCCTTCACCACGACGCACGCGGTGGCGCCCTGCGTGCCCGGGGCATCTTACTTCATCAAGATACAGATGCCCGAGGGACAGAACAATCTGAACTACCAGGGAGTGCCGATGCCCCCGATCGACACGAGCGGCCGGCAGTTCGACGCCGACGGCTACTGCCACACGCCGTAGGCAGCAAGCCATGACCCTGCTGACACAGCTGATACTCGCTCGAGGCAGTTCGTCAGGTGGCTCCGCACACATACACCTGACGCCGGGCGAGATACACGCCCTGCTCACGCTGACCCGCTGGGTCGGCTATCAGTTCTGGCACGCCACGGCCTGGGTGCAGTGCGCTATCGTGGGCGTGCCTTCAGCCGCCGGCATCCGCTGGCTGCACCGATGGGATCCACTGAAAGATGACAAGGACTGACATGAAGCTCGCCGCCGTGCGCAACCGCAACTACGCCCTGCTGATCGCGGGCTGCTGCATGCTGATCATCACCCTCGCGCTGCTCGCCACGCTCGCGGGCTGCGACAAGAAGCGGACGCCTGACAACAAGACCGTCCACCAGGGCATGTCGGCGGTCGTGCGACCGATGGCCTCCGCCTCGCCCGACAACTGCAGCTCCTGCCACAGTTAATGAATAAGTTAAATCCAGAGGCCACAGCCTCGGGTTGACGCTGACAGAACATTGATCATATAGTCTCTGCGACGGCCGCCGGTGTGGGAGATGCCCCCGCGCCGGCGGCTTCAGCGTGACACATTCTAGACGACTCGAGGGCCAAATCGTCTAAGTATCAAGACACCCAGCAGTCAGAGCTATCCACGCTCTAGCCACTGTCAGGCTCGGCCGGGCTCGATGGCAGTCGCGAGGCCTTTCTAGAGGGCTGGACTGAGAGACGGAGACCTCGTCTGGGAGATGTGGGTGAGATGCCCACGGCCTAACCTCGAAACATCTGACAATCCGCCGGAGGTGGACCATGGCCGCCCTGACAGGCTGGCAGCCGTCGACTGACGGCGATGGCAGAATCAACTTCAGCACGATCACAGAACTTCGGGTCGTCAGGCAGTCGGCCAATGCGCTGCAGACAATCGACCCGCAGGCCGGCACTGAGACCTGGTGCGTGATGGCTCTACTGACGGACGGCAGGCAGGTGCAGGTGCAGCCCACACGCACCAGCAAGGCCGCCGCGCTCACTGACCTGAGCACGGTCAGCGGCATCTAGTCCACGAAGCAAGACGAGATCACGTGGTGCTATGATGAGCCGCATGACGACCACCGAGCAGTTCAGGGCCCTATACAAGCACGACGCGCGCATGGAGAAGCTGCGTGAGGTCGGGCTCAAGATACTAAGCGTGGCGATCGTGCCCCCGGTGGCGCTCGCTCTGACAGTACTACTCCTTAGGGGGTGACACATGGCCGCGTCGGGCGGATACAGCCGCGTACACCACACTGCGGCGCCGCAGGCTCCTGAGCCTAAGAAAGCCAAGGAACGTCGGCTGCGTCGGGAGCAGCTGGCCATGGGCCTAGACGTCATAGAGCCTGGTCACCCGCTCTACGAGCCCCCTTATGAGCGCGACACCGGCGACCAGAACGTGCGTCACTACCCGGACGGCCAGTACCACCCTGACGACAAGGATATGCTGGGCGAGGACGGCATCTCCACGGGCGAGTTCTGGAAGAGGCGCAGGCAGCTTCGCCGGGTGTGGGAGCCTGAGCCGGTGCCGCCGGTGATCATAGACTTCACCGAGGTCAAGGAGCCGCTGTTTCCTCACCTGCTGCATCCTAGCCATAGCAGGTCTATGGCTCCCAACGCAGAGCTCTGGCGGGAGGCCATCGCTGAGGCGCGTCGGCGATTCCCCGGCAAGAAGAACGTAGAGGATGAGATACAGCGAAACTGCTATCTCTGGGATCGCATGGACGCTGGCACGCTGCCGGCCGACTTCAACCCATACCCGCCCAAGTCGGACAAGCATGCAGCCTTCGCAGAACGCATCGTGCTGGCGGACGACAGGCCCCGAGACACCACCTATGACTACCTGCTGACCACCCGGCAGACGCGTCGCCGCGCTAAGCGCAAGCTGGCCAAGGGGTTGCACCTCAGCGACGAGGAGTTCTCGCTTCTCTTCAGGCCGATCGAGGAGTGGTCGCTGGAGGAGCTGTCTGACGGCTACCCCCACAGCGACCTGACCGGCGCTAAGCTGGCCGCCACCGCCACATCCTCTCTCTTCAGGGGCGAGCTGCGCGACAAGGTCAAGACCGAGCTTGAGCGGCGCATCAAGGACCGCTTGGACAAGCTGACCGTGACCGCCACAGACGCGCTGGGCGACGTCATGAAGAACGCTGAGCTTGACGGTCGTGGTCGTCCGATCGTGCCGGCGTCGGCTAAGCTCCGGGCGGCAGAGTATGTGCTTGACCGCATGATGGGCAAGCCGACTATACGCACCGAGAGCGAGCTGTCCACGAAGCTCACCGCAGTGCTGGCCGAGGTCATGGTGGCGCCTGAGATGAGACTCACTGAGGACGGCGTCGTGCCCACCGGCCAGCTGCTCGCCGGGCAGCGTGGTCGCCGGCAGGACCACCAGGACGACGTGCTTGACCGCGTGTACCGTAGCACGATCGGTCATGAGGTCAGGGCGCTAGAGGGCATCATGGACGCTGAGGTGATCGACGATGGAGAATGACGAGCCGCAGGGTGTTGCCGGTCATCAGTGTTTGCTCTGCAGCCTGGACCGCATCGGCCATCAGATGGGCGAGGAGCGAGGCGAGATCAACCACAAGTTCTCACTCGACGGCGGCATGCAGCGGTCCACCGTGCGTGTGGGCAGCAAGGTCGAGCGGCCGAGACCCACGGTGATGATCACTGTCGTGCCGGCGCCTGACCTAGCACTACGAAAGCTGCTCGTGGCCAAGGGGCTGATTGACGAGAGCGAGCTGATAGACACGGCGCCTCAGATCAGCGCTGAGGACCTGGGTCTACAGTGATCGACGACCCGACGACGGCCGAGGCGATTCGCGCGATCATTCGTCGGGCCGATCGCGAAGAGGCCGTAGGACTTCTCTATCGCGCTGCTGGCGAGCCGGAGATAGTGCTCGCGCTAGATAATATCAGCAGCACGCCTGAGAGCTCTTATGTAATCTCTACGGCCTCGCTGCTCTCGGGTCTGAAGCTGATCGTCGACGACGTAGGCTCGCTGTCTGAGTCTGACGTTGTTATATGGCATAGCCACCCCACCGGAGCCAAGGGGCCGTCGCGCAAGGACATGAGAACGAAGTTGCCGGGACTACGCTACGCGGTCGTCACCATGGACGAGTCCGGCGAGCTCGACTTCGTCGAATACTAGGAGGACAACATGCCCAACATCGACGCACCTTTCTACCAGGCGCTGGAGAGCTGTCTCGAGGACGGCGACGCGATCGCTCGGCTCGCCTGGGAGAATGAGAAGGTGGTCATCGCCCAGAAAGGATACCCTGAGGGCATCGCGATCAATAGCAACACCGCTCAGGCCACCGGCCGGCCGGAGGGCACTACGATGCGCTTCCTGCCCTACCTGATGGAGCACGACATCGAGTCCGACACGTGCGTGCCCTGGGCACCCACGCAGGAGGACATCTTCGCTACCGACTGGTTCGTCGCCCAGAAGTAGCGGTGACGCCGGCAGGACTCTGAGAGGAGGTGTGGAATGCCCAGCTCAAGCGTGGTCGCCGACCAGCTGAACTTCACGGCCGACGAGGGAGCCGTGCGGTCGCTCAGCTTCACTCTGCAGGACTCAGCCACACCCCCGAACAACATCAACCTGACGGGCATCGTGCTCGAGTTTGTGGCCGAGTCTCAGGATGGCACCAAGGTCGTGTCGATTCTGACGACAGACGTCAGCAACCCGATGGGCTCTCTGGTCGTCGGCACCCCCGCCACGAACGGTCAGGTTACGCTGAATCTCACCGGCGTGGCGACTTTGGCCATGTGTCAGGCGAGGGGCGGCTACGTGTTCTGGTCGCTGTGGTATCAGCCCGGCACTGCGTCCGCGCAGTCTGTGGTCAACGGTCAGCTGAGCGTTAGGAGGATCGCCCAGCCATGACAGTCGTAACCCTCGACCAGCAGCGGGTCGTCAATGCCACCGACAACGGCCCCTCAACCTCCGTCACGATCAACTCGCTGGGTCTTCAGGGTCCCCAGGGACTGCCCACCACGGTCAACGGTAAGTCCGGCGCCTCGATCACTCTCGTGGCGAGCGACGTCGGCGCTATCGCCACCACCGCCAGAGGCGCCGCCAACGGCGTCGCGTCGCTCGACGCTTCGTCCCTGGTGCCCATCGCGCAGCTGCCGCTGAGCGGCCTCGCTACCAACTTCGTCGATCTGTCGACAAACCAGAGCGTCGGGGGCACCAAGACCTTCACCACGATACCGGTGGGGCCCGCTTCAGACCCGACGACCGGCAACCAGCTGGCCCGTAAGGCCTATGTAGACACATTTCTGCCCCTCGCGGGCGGAACTTTGTCCGGGTCGCTGGCCACCGCGGGTATCACGGGCACCACGTCGGTAATGTCGACCTCCGTGCAGACGCCAATTCTGCTCGGATCGACCTCCAGCGGCGGCACTCTGACGCTCAAAAGCACCACGAACGCCACCAAGGGTAAGATTCTGCTCGGCAACGCTGGCACGAGCGCCTACGACGAGGTAAACGACCGCATCGGTGTGGGAACTGCCTCGCCGTCGGTCAAGATCCACGGTCAACAGGCCTCCACAGCCACCAACGTGACGCTGAGGTTAGACGTCGCCGGCGACACGAACGCCCGGTGGTCCTCCGACGCCAACGGGCTGTTCCAGTGGGGCCCCGGCAACGCCGCGGTCGACACGAATCTGTATCGCGCAGGTGTGGGGCAGCTTAAGACCGACGGCACTCTGACCGCTTCGGTGTTTGGTCCAGGCACTGGCGTCACTGCGTGGGTGAATGTCAAGGGCGCGCTGTATGGCGCTAAGGGCGACGGCGTCACCGACGACACCGCGGCGATCGCAGCAGCTGCTCTTGCAGTACACAACGCTGGCGGCGGCACTGTGTACTTCCCCGCCGGTACTTACATGAGCAACACCATCACCTTCAACAATGGCACCACTGGTTACTTTGGTGTCAACTTCGAAGGCGATGGCACTAACTGCAGCACGATCAAGAAGATCGGCAATGGCGATCTGCTCGTGATGTCCGGTCCCGCGACCGACACCACTGGAGCTACGCACTGTCGACAGTGCTCGATCCACAACATGCGTCTGCACGGCAACTCTAAGACCGGGACGCTACTCAAGCTTTACTACGCGGACAACTTGTTCTTCATGAACCTCTATATGACGAACAACTTGGACATCTGCGTCGACACGACTGAGTGCTGGGACTCCCGCTTCTACAACCCCATCTGCGTCACCAACGGTAGCGCGACCGCCAACGCAGCGACGCCAAACTTCTATCTTCGCAATTCGGCGACAGCCTCCGGCTTCGGCCACAGCGCAGACAGCGTCAATCAGGTCCACATCGTCAATGCTCGGTTTGAAGACTTCACCACTGGCGCGATCTGGATACAGCAGGGCGTCAGCAACACCTCCTCGCCCAACGGCTTCTTCTTCGTGAACATCAAGATGGAGGCCCACTCCATCAACGGTGGTCCACACCTGCTAGTGGACAACCACTGCACTGGCGCTTACGTCGAGAACGTCTATGTGTATTCTGGAGGCTTCGCTCCTGGCTACAGCACTGCCCAGGACGCTATCACCTGGGGCGGCAGTGCGAACACGCTGAAGAATGTGGGTATCGCGACTGGCGCGACGCAGACTGTGGCCAACGGCGTCACGATCAACTCTAACGCCAATCAGAACTGCTACGTCGAGAACGTGTATGGCAACTACAACGGCGTACCCACCGGGCAGCACATAGCCTTTGGTGCGACGACGAGTGGTGGCTTTATGGTCATCAACTGCCCGGCGACGGTGACTTCGCTGAGTCAGCTGAATGCTCTGCAGAATATCATCGCCACCGCCAGCAACAACAATGTCATCAACGTGCTGGTGAGTGGTGACACGAACAAGCGGTTGCAGATCGCAGCAAGTGGCACCATGTTCTTGGGACCGGGCAACGCGGCCACTGACGTCACGCTGGCTCGAGTGACCACAGGCGTGTGGGGTGTGACTCAGGGCAGTCTGTTGATCGGCACTTCGGACCCAGCCGATGGTGGATCTGGTGTCTTGAAGATGGGTAACGCTGCAGTCTTCCCCGGCACACCCAACGCCGGCTCTGGTGTTATGGCCGTACGTGGGGGCGGTCCGTGGTGGAAGGACGCTGGCGGCGGATCTTCAGCTTCGATGGTCAGTCCGTCTGAATTCTCTGCGTCGCCGGCGAACGCGTTGTCTGAGTCTGTGCCGCGATTCGCATGGAACTCGACCGCCTGCGCGATCGGCGCCACGACCGGCACGGTCTACATGATCGCCACTTGGCTCCCGGCTGGTTCGCCGATCAACACCCTAGGCTTTGTCACTGGCGCTACAGCTGCTGGGACGCCAACCCACTGGTGGTTGGGTCTGGCGGATCAGAATGGTCTTCAGCTGGCCCATACCGCCGATCAGACGACGACAGCTATCGCGGCGAACAGTAAGATCACCAAAAGCCTGACGGCGACCTACACCACGACTCGCACCGGGCTGTACTACTTCTTGATCTCGGTCACCGCCACGACTAATCCCACGCTGTCTGGTGTGGGTACGGTGACTAACGCGGACAAGGTCACGCCTCTGCTCGCGGGCGTCTCTACGTCGGCGGCGCAGACCACACCAGGAACCGACGGCACTACATCGTACGTGATACCGACGACTCAGGGCGCTATCGGCTACATCTACTGCACAACATAGGAGGTATGGTGGCAAGAACCGCGATCACGCCGGTCCAGGTTACAACGGCCGGCGTCGCGTCTATGGTCGCGGTTGCGGCCGATGTCGCGAATGGCAACTCGATGGCGAACAACGCACGGCTGAAGATCGGCGTGACCAACGTCGATGGAGCCGTCGCGCACAACTTCACCATCACGCCCACTCGCCCGGACGGCGGCGGCAACGTCACGGCGGTGTCGACCTCGATCCCGGCGAACACTACCCGACCGATCTGGTTCGGGCCCTACTCCGTTGCTGACTGGGGTTCGACCCTGCTCATCAACGGCGACAACACGAACATCAAGTTCGAGGGGTACTTCATTTAGGAGGTGCCATGGTCTACCCTCTGTTCCGAGATCAGATCGGTGGCTCCGAGTATGGCGGTGTTCAGTACCGCGCCAGGGTAGTGAACAACACCGTCCAGCCCAAGGTACCTGAGGCCCTGACCGCCGGCGAGCGACTTCGGCTTGGCTACCTCACCGGCGTCGAGGACGACTCGATGTCCTACGAGGATCGTCGACAGATGGTCGGTCTGAGGAAGCCTGGCGGGCCGCCGTCCTGGTACGTCACCGGGCAGCCTTTCCCGCCCACATACGCTGAAGCGTACGACCAGCAGCAGCGGATCATCGAGTCGGTCATGAACTGGTCGTAGGGAGGTGATGAGATGGCTAAGTTGACTGCAGCCATGCGCAACCGGCTGCCTAAGACTATGTTCGCCATCCCGGCGACCCGTCAGTACCCGATCCCGGACAAGGCCCACGCGGTCGACGCGCTGGCCCGGGTCGACAAGAATGGCACCCCGCAGCAGAAGGCGATGGTGCGCGCAGCGGTCAAGAGGCGCTTCCCTGATCTGCCCTCCAGCAGGGGCCAGGGCGGCTCGAAGACCGCGAGAGCGAGCAAGTAGTTAGGCGGTGTGGAATGAGCTCCTCGAAGCCCCCACGCGTGTTTCGCAAGGATGAGTACTTCAAGAAGACCGGCTACATCCCGCACGGCGGTCAGCGGCTCGTGCACTACAACCCCACCCGTCACCGGGTGCTGTGCAACGGCCGACGCTGGGGCAAGACCTTGGTTGGTGGTAAGGAGTGCGAAGCCGCGGCGTTCGTCACCAACTTCCTTGGCATGCCTCAGCGAGGCTGGATCATCGGTCCGGAGTACACTGACTGCGAGAAGGAGTTTCGCGTCATATACGACACGTTCAAGATGCTGGGTGTCGATACGGTGTCGAGCCGATTCTTGAACAACGTCGAGAATGGCAACATGCACATCAAGACCAAGTGGGGCTTCGATCTTCAGTGCCGCTCGGCTAAGCACCCCGAGAGCTTGGTTGGTGAGGGTCTGGACTTCGTGCTGCTGGTCGAGGCAGGCCGGCACAAGCGCAGGATGTGGGGTGATTATGTTCGTCCCGCCCTGTCCGATAAGCGCGGCTGGTCGCTCACGTCTGGGGTGCCTGAGGGTGCCGCGGAGGACTCACTTCTGTACTCCCTGTTCATGCGGGGTCAGGATGAGACCAAGCAGTCGTGGTGGTCGATTCGAATGCCCTCCTGGACTAACACGGTAGTCTTCCC